CATCTTTACCCCATGTAGAAGAAACTGATTTTGTTTCCCCTTTGTTAAAAGTTCCTACACGTCCATTAGAAATAACAACTTTTAATCCTTTAATCACAGGGGGTAATCCTACCAGTTTCATAACTTGATTTTGAAACTGAGAGGTAACAATTTCTTTCCCGTATTGATATTTCAATGTATCTTTTACGAACGACATATTCGCAACATGTAAGCCAGCAGCAAAGGGTAACACAATTGTATTTGCGATTGCCCCTGTAGAATCATAAATACTTTTAACGGCCGTAATAATTGTGGATTCTAAGTCGGGAGAAGATTCATCAAATCGTCCATCCGTTATAGCATCTAAATCTGTATACTGAGTTACAATAGTGGTATCTCTTAATATAGCAGAAACCCTCATTTCATGTTTTAACCGTAAACGGTGTGTAAGTTTATTCGTTTCCCTTTGTTGAAGTTTAATAGGAGATTTTGCGTTCTTAGCTTCTTTATCGGTTACAACTGAGGATAAAGCCCTCCTTTTAGTCCTAAATGAATAAGGTTCTCCAATAGAGAAATCTACTTTTTGAGACGGAACTCCCTCAGCTTCATCATTAGTCTGTAAAATAGCGTCGTCTTCATCAACAAATATTTTATCTGAATAATTTTCTACAGAAACTGGAGGAGCAATCATATTCGCTATGAGATTCCCAGTGGGATAACTCAGAGCTAAATTAGTTAAATACTGGTCATACCTGACCGTTCCTTTTGTTGCCATTATTTTCCTCCTCTACTTCTTATGTGGCATATGTACCAAGATAGAATTTTTGAATTTCTACTGGTATAATTTGACCATCTGTCCAATCCTGAGTAGCAACCCCAAGAATCCAAGATCCAGGTAACGTTGTATGCTTTGCACCCTTGCCATCAGCTCCAGAAGTAACCCTATCACCTCTAGAACCTGTTCCTGTCATTTCAACATAAACAATACCCTGATATTTTATAGCGACCGGGTCATTCTCCAAATATGTAGAAGCCCCATTTTCACTTGCATTACCAGAAACCCCTATAAGAAAAGAATTCTGATTCGTTGCGTGAATAACTTCATCGGCATCCGTCCCGGCTTTTAAAATCCTATAAGGACTGACAGCTGCCCCACACCTACCCGGCATTTTTTTTACGTCTCGTTCCTCTGTAATTCCACTTTCATATGACATAGTTTTAACCTCCTATGATTTTAATATGAATTATTAAAGTACTTCTGCCCCTGCTTTCATAAGAGCCTCATGTTTACTCATACCCTCACCCATATATTCTTTAACAAGGGCATTAACTCTTTTGTCTTTTTCCATTGAATCAGATGACAGAAAAGTTTTTGAAACTTCACTCATATTTACCTTATCAGGATAATTTTTAAACAAGTCTTCAATAAAAGAAGAAATAGGTTTTTTAACCTCAAAGGTTTCTTTAGTTCCTTCAGAATTCGTAACTTCTTCAGAAAATTCAATAACTTCTTCTCCCTGATCTGACATTAAGATAGGTTTAAATAAAGATATAACATAAGGAGGAACACCTTCCATTTTTGCCTGTTTGCATATAGCGTCGGCTTGAGCTTTTTTAGATTCCTTTTTTTGTTTCTTAACATCTTCACTCAATTGTGTTACACCTTTATCTTTCTCTATCAGTTGTAATTTTAAATCATTAATTTGCTGATTAAAATTTTCCTGTAAAGACCTAACTTCAGATAAAGAAACCGTTTGTTCTTCATTATTTGTTTCTTGTTTATTTGGGGAAACTTGAGATCTTTTAGAAAAAAGATCCTTAACAGATTCAGAAAACTTTGTTAATAAACTTTCATTATTCTTATTAAGTTTATCATCCAATAAATTTTCAACTGTTTCTTGTGTTAGACTTTCTTGAGTATTATTTTCTCCGTTCATGTCTAAACCTCCATCTGTTTTTATATTAAAACTCCCCCTATAACTAAGTCCCTGACTCATAGGCACGTCCATTACATGCTTCATAGAAGGGATGTTTGTCAAAGCAATTGCACGAATAATTTTTCTACCCGTATTTCTCCAATTCTTGACCAATTCTGGCGATAAGGAGGTAAATAGTTTACCCCCAAAAATTAATTCCTTCATATCTTTAGGAACATTTTTTAAATCAGCCAATATTCTCATTCCTTTTTGGTTTTTATCAAATTTTAAATTTGATAAAAAACCTAAATTAGGTAATTCTTCCCATATATCTACGTTCTTTAAATTAAACATTTCTTTTAGTAATAGCTGTTGATTAGAATGGCTAACCTTTATATTAGGTTTTAACCAACCCTTTTTTATAACCTCGTTTGTATCATCAACAAATTGTTTTAATTCTTCTTCTGTAAACGATAGCCCATAAGTATTAGGAAAATTATTTAGTATCTCTACATTCTCCATCGTTTCATATTCACCAGAAAGAATAGAACTAATTTTTAAATTCCCCATATGTTTAAATTTTTCAACCTGTTTTAAACGTTCTTCAGCTTCTTTTTTTGATAGATTATCCTTGCTTAAAGGTTTTCCTTTCTCACTAACAACTTGATAACCGTTTTTAGTTTTCCTAATCATTTATAGTCCCCTCAAATTATTAAGATACTAAAGCCAATTCTGAATAAATTATTTCTGTTGGTATATCTTCAATTTTAAAAATATTATAACTGAATCTTTTTTGTCCACATTCTTGGGCTATCTTAATAGATAAATCAAAAAATTCTTTATCCGGTGTTACCTGACAACCGGCACTGGCCATTTTAATAAATTCATCTTGTTTCGTTGTATGCCAATTAGTACAAAACCAACCATATATAATTTTATCAGGGTTAGAATCTCTCCAACCCCTTATTTTTTTACATTTTGAATCATTACATAAAGCAAGGTATTTATTTCTATGTTTTCTAAGTCTCCATATCTCATTATGAAAACCATTATCCATGTGAATAGCCCCTTTCGGATTCATTGGATATTTAGTGTAATACACACCTGGATCAGTTGTTAATTTACCTATATGCATTTCATTTTTGTAAATAAAAAATCCCCAATCATTAAAACGATCTAACTCAAAATTAATTTCGTTTCTTATTCCACAAATAATCATATCATCTATGGGTAAATTATTTTGTTTATAATGTTCAATTGTGAATTCTTTTAACATAATTCCTTCTTGAATCATAATGTTTCTCCTTTAACTGTTTAACCAGTTAATCGCTGTATCGAAAGCATTATCAACTTGTTGCTTAGTTATCCAACTTGAAGAATTAGTTTTAAAATTGTTCCAATAAACAATAATATCAGATAGTTCTCTTATTCCTGGTTTAATAATATCTAATAAATTATTTCCTATATATTTATTCAATTCAACTTTCTTTTTTTGTTTATACCATTGAATAAATTTAGGATTAGAATCTATCTCATTTTGTGTTTTTTCTATAATGTTATTTCCATCCCATATAAATATCGGATAACCCCATTGATCAAAAATCCCCTTACCATTTAGACTAGATTTTTTAGGAAAATCACCTAATAGTATCTCAGTACCATCAAACATATTTTTCTGATATTCATAAAAACATTCTATTATTTCATTATCTTCATTTATCTTAATATATTTGTTCATTATTTTCCTTTCCCAATATAATCTACTAAAAATTGAGCTATAGGTACATAAGGAGAATATGGAAACATATGAGCTCTTATTATGTCATCTTTTTCTAATCTACCACACCAAGAAATAGTCCCAACATTTCCCTCTATATCATTAGTAACCTTAAGAGCCTTTCTTACTGAATTAGTTTGCCCAGAAGGAGACGTTGTTAAAGAAGTAGAATTTACACATATAGCTTGTTGTCCATCACCCCCTCCACTTGTAGAAGTAGCTGTTAAATAAGTTATATTATATTTACCCGATTTTAAAACAGTTACTTCTAATCCTTCTGTATTACCGTTATACCCAGAAGAATGGTTTTCAGAAAGTAAATTCCCATAATTATATGTAATGTTAGTAAACCTCTCTATTGCTGTATCAACTGATCCAAAACCTAAATGGGTATCAAAAGCGACTACGCAACTTATAGATTCATCTAATATTTCCCAAGTATCAGACTCTTCGCAACCAAATAAATTTATTCTATCACCTTCTTTTGCTAATTGTAAACTACTTAATTGATCTCTTGTAAAATCATCAACTCCCTCTGGAACTAAAGAAACATAATTTGAACTTCCTTGTATTAAATGTTTACATTTAAAATTCTTACCATAATTATCATCAAGAGTCGGAAAATTAAAAATTATATTTCCACTAGTTGTATCGAATAAATACAAGGAGTAAGTTTCACTATCAGAAATAGTATAAGGGCTATCGGAATAAGTAACTACTTTTATAGAGTATCCTACTCCTCCACCCGTTTTATTATACTCAGTATTCCCAATAAGAGAATTTATATATTCCCATATCTTTGCTCTTGTTTTTGTTACTGGTACTAAATCAGTCCAAGGCATTTTTAATTCCTACTCGTTCATTTTTTTAATTTATAATATAAATATGCCCCGGCTCCAATAGCAACAACGGTCGTACCCATACCAAAAGCGAATTTCCAATTTCCACTTTCTTTTGTATATATAGGTAAATGGGCATCTTGAGAGAATTCTCTTTGGTATAAGCTCCCCTTAATATTAACATTCAATGTATCATTCCTCTGACTTAAAATTTTCCAATTAATTAAAAAAGGGTCATTGTCATAATGATTTAAATGTTCCTTAGCTTCTTTCAAAGTTATATATTTTGTCCGAGTTATTGTCTTAGTTATGATTTTATCAACATAGATTTTTTCTTTCTCAACCGGTTTATCTATATAGTTATATACCAAATAACCTGTACTCCCCGATGAAATAAGAATTGTTATTAACCAAAGAATAAAGATATATTTAAACTGTACTTTCATAATATACTCCTACATTAAAATGTTTTATATTTAGATTTGTTACCAATTTTTACGATCATTTCATCTAATGTTATTGACCCCTTTTCTCCTTGAGTCAATTCCGTTTCTATAATATCAGGGTCATCGATATCTTCTAATGTTACGGGTAACCAAACACACCGACAATGATAATGTATAGGAGGGTCATATTTATATCTTATAGGTGATTCTACTGGTACAACTGTACCATCTAACTCCTTACAAATAGGACAAACATCTGAATCCATAATTGCCGAATATTTAACCCTTTCAACTTTTTTATTTTTATTAAGTAACCCTTTTTTAATAGCCTTATCATTATCTTTTAAATAATCTTCAAATGTTCTACCTAAAACAAAACCTGTTTCTGTATTAATAATGTTTTTTAACCTATACTCAGAAGCTATATTATTAATGGAATTTTTTAATCGGTCTATTATTTGAACCTTAGATAATTTTGAAGACATATCAGAACTTAACTGATATTTAATAGCACTTTCTAATTCTGTTATATATTTATCTGCAGTTACATCCATACGAAAAGAAATGAAGGAACTCGAATTATCAGAAAAATATCTTCTATTTTCTATAACTTCCTTTAAATTGTTATATATATAAGTGTTAATATCAAACATGAAATTTTTAAATAATCTTCTAATAGGGGCTTTTCTAATTTCAATCTCATTTACAACTTTTATAAACTTTTCATCATTTATATAATTTTTATTTATATAAGATATTATTCTTTCTTGTTGATTTAAAATCTCTTTTTGTAAATCATCTTTAAATTCTTGTGATCTATCGTTTAGATAATCCTCCATCTTAGTAAGATTATATTTTTGTTCTAAACGATTTAATAATCTCCACCTATTATCTGATAAATTTTTCCTTTTGTCATTTTCTTTAAGGTCTATTTCAATATTTTCTTTAGTACCACTCTCAACACTTTCTTCTTTATTATTTTGTTTATCCTTATTTAATATATCAATAGTAGGATTCTCTTTAATTTTTAGTTCAGTAGTTTCTTCCAAAGGGATTGAAGTTTTATCAATAAGCCACTGATTATTAATTTTAATCTTATCTTTATCAACTAATTTTTCAACTAATCTTCCAGCAACTTCTTTACTTCTATCAGAGAATTCCCCTGCATAAACATTTACCCTTGTCTCACTCCCAAAGTTATAATTAACAAAAGGTTTAACTAGACGTTCATTAATATTTTCCACTATATCATCAAGAAGAGTTTCTTTTCTTTCTAAAAATAAATTTTGATATGCTTCTACGGTTGCTCTTGCTCCAATCTCTCCTTGAGTTAATGCCTTTTCAGGTATAATCAAAGAACGTAATATAGATTCATCTAGGTATTTAGCCCGGTTAATAAAAGGATCCGTTTTATCATCATCGCTTAAAAAAGATATGTCCCATACAAGGTTTCCAGATTCATCTCTTTTAGAAGGTAAAGAAACCACTCTCCCTTCTATAATAGATGACAATAAATCCAACATAATATCTTGATTATCTACGCTCTTATTATTAATGAGAGTTTCCCCGGGAGGATAAATACCTTTTAATATTCCGACCCCTTTTCTTTCTAACCACCTCATATGAAATTGTCGGTTTAAATTTGCATCAAACCAATAAGGATATCCGGGCTCCAATGCAGATATACCATAATATTGTCCAGACTCTAACATATGTGTAAAAACCATTGCTTTATGATCCTCACAAAGAATTTTTTCCTGTATTCCATATTGTTCAAAACCTGATAACCTCCCTGTATTTGGATCAGTTAACAGGTAGATCGTTTCAGGGTCTAATCCTTTTGGTGAATCTAAAATAATCCCCTCATAATGTTTAACAATGTCTTTTTTCTTATAATAAATTTTATCTGACTTCCATAAGATTTCAAATGGTTTCCAACCATAGTCAAGAGCCTCTAATGACTCCCTAATTAATTTATTCCACAAGGGTTTAAAAACCGCCTCTGTAATACATTTAGCTTCTTCATCTTCACTCTCAAAAACTGGAGGGACAGAAGCAAGCCCTAGTTTTATGAAATTTAGTCCTAGCCAGCACATAGGGTACATACGTATTCGTTTATATTGTGCTGGGGTCCTTTCCGAAGTATATGGTAATATATTACCTAGAGAATGATACAACCCTAGGTAAGTTAATTCCTTTAATAAAACTTCTTGGTTTTGTACCCGTATTTTTTCTTTATCTACCATATTTATTATTTATTTTTATTTTTATTTTTATTTTTCAAATATTTATATGTACTATATACACTTAACCACGTAAAAACAAAACCTAAAACTCCTAGTATAAGACCGTCACTAACAGGAATTTGTTTAGATTTAATAGGGTCAGTTCTTATATTTAATAATTTAATCGCATAATATAAAAATAAAGAAATCCAAAAATAAGGCGGACTAAATCTATCCTCACTAAACAAAAAAGGTTGGATGAATGTTTTAAGAAACATACTAGATTTTTTTATAATGTTTTTCCATAGATTCTTAATATATTTTTTAATCTTTAAATTCATAATAACCCCTTAACTAATTTTAATTTTTGATCTAAATTCTTTCCTTCTATGTTTATTTATATTAGGACCTGGAACATTAACTTCATTTCCTGCTAACCAGGAAATAGCCCAAACTAGAGCATCTAATCGGTTAGGAGATTTTTTTCCTGGTTCCCACTCACATAATTCGTCTTCAAGCTCAGGAAACGTTCCAATATGATGCACTCTACCTTGTTCATATAATAAGGAGACAGGTTCAGCCCGAATATATTTTCCTCTACTGGCATACACGTCATGTATAGGAATATTTGAATCTACATTCCTCAATGTAGATTTTACCATAGCACCTCCAAAGTTTTTTTCGGGTATAATGGAGTCAGCTCTATATTTATTATATCCTCCTATTGCTTCTCTGGCCCATTTATTAGGAGACCCTATTAGAGATAAATCATCAAAGATATAAAAATGTTTTTGTTTTTGCCATTCCATTCCTGGTAAAGCTTTTCCTTCTCCAACAACAACAATCCCACATTCTGTAACTTCTTTATCAGGTTTCTCTTTATCCGGTTCAGTACCAGGGGGGTCTACCCCTACTACTAATCTAATACAATCGACTCTATTTATAACTCTATTTTCATCAATGACAATTCTGTTCCAAAGTGCGTTTGGGTTATCATCAAGAATCTCAGCATTTATCTCTTGTCTACCTAGTCTAGTTCCTTTATATTTTTGTATAATGGTTTGTATAAAGGGTTTTGCTAAATTAGAAATATTCTCATACGTATTCCCCTTAACAACTATACATTCTTTCCGACTAGTTAATTCCTTTATAAATTTAGTAGGTTTAGGGGTAGAGCTAACACCACAAAGAGGATTAGTTCCTAATCGTAAACCCATTAATAAATTGTCCAATGTTTCCTGAGGATATCTCCATTTGGCTATTTCATCTGCCCAAATTAGATCACTTTGAGCACCCCTAGATTTTTCTGGTTCAGTACCATAAAAAATATTTGCTATTGCTCCATTTGGCCATGTTATTCTTTTTTTCGATGGTTCATATTTTGGATAAAACCATGGCGAAGAACATTCAAGAATACCTGACTCTCCTTCAATCATAATCATACGAACTTCGTCAGACGCTGCCCCCACTAAAGAAATATGTCTATAACCCTTATTTTGAACACTATCAATTACCCATTGAGATAATGTTCTTGTTTTTCCGTATCCCCTTCCTGCTAATATGAACCAAATAAATTGACCTAATTTTCCTAATTCTTCTGGGGGTAATTGATTAGGTCTAGCCCAAAAGGACCAATCATATTTTAATAATAGATATTCATTATCATCTAGATTATTTAAAAGATCTTTTTTTTCTTCTTTCGGTAAAGTTCTAAATGATTCTATATTACTAACATTCATTAATTTACAATTTGATCAATAATCTTATTTGGATCATCATTATCATTTAATAATCGTTCTTTAATTTTTTGTTTCCAATCGTCTAAAGTTCCAGAGGTAAAAACATCTTTGAGTTTCTTCTGAGTTTCTAATGGAAGAATAAGTTTTGTTGATTTGTCGTCTTCAGAACCAAAAACTTCTGAATAAAGAATTTCCCCTAATTTAATGGTAGCCTTTAAGGAAACCTCATCTTTATCTGCTAAATTTCTAAGGTCAATTAATCTAGTAATTATTTTTTCTTTCTGATCAGCCAGTACATAACCTAAACGGGCTTGGAAATCTTTATCCTGATCAAGCAATTGTATTTCTTGATCTGTAAGACCAACTTTCATATAGGCTACATTTTTATCGAAAGATTTCTGATAAGATTGAATGATTAATTCTTTTTTTTCATTTAGATTTTCCATAGTATACCTATAACAATAATATAGGTATACTATGGAGAAATAAAGTAAATTTTAATTTTTGTAATTATTTTAAAATATTGTTTTTATAAAAAAGTTTTTAAAAGATACGTATCTAACTTTTATAAAAAATTTCTAAATTAGATACTTGAACATTTAAAGGATCATTATCTTTATAAATAAAATAATCGATTTTAGATAAATCGATCTCAGGATGAAAAGTTAAAATTAAGAGCTCTGAAATTTTATAAACCTCATCATGTTCTTGATCCGTTAAATGAACCCGATAATGACCCCTATGAAAATTCCATTTTTTAAGTCTTTCTTTTTTTAATTTTTTATGGACGGGTAATACGGTACCATCTTTTTTATTTCTAAATTGTACAATATTTAATTTAATCCTCTTAATCTGTCCTAAACGGGTTATTTGATAAACACCTTCCCAATTAGGAATATCAAACCATGTTTCCATTTTTATCTCCTTCTTTTTTATAAAACATATTCCACCAGCAACTATTTAATTATTTTATAAAATAGTTATTTTATAAATCAATAATTTAATTAAGACTATTTTACTATTTACTAAAATTATAAAACTCTGTAATTATGATTCATTAGACATTATAATATAATAATAAAATTTGTATATCAAATTTTCATTTTTTAGGTGTTTTTTATGAATTAGGAAAATGGAAAAAAATTCCTAAAAAATGAAAAAAATCCGAAAAAAAGATTGTCAAATCTAATTAGATTTAGTATATTGTTATTATAAGTTAGTTAATCAACAATTCTTTTTAATACTCATTAACACAGGAAACGGCCTCAAAGAAGGTCGGATCAGAACCCCTTAGTTGTCTTAAGGTTAGTATGAATAAAACGCGTACTTTTAAAACACCCGGAACACACAAAACAAACTCTTTATGAGTTTGGCTCCTAAACCTTTATTATCCGAATACGTTCGATAAACAAGGGTTACAGGAATAACCAGTTCCCAATTAAAATACTCCTTTTATCTCCTTTAAGTTTTACTCTTAACCTACTATATTATATAGTAGGTTTTGAGCAAGTCTTAAAATTTGATTCATATAAAAGGAGATTAATCATGACAACAAGTAAAAAAAACATCCAAAAAATTAAAAATTATGTAAAAGAAGAAGCCGGTATCAGTTTTGTAAAATTTTACATTGGTAAAGCTTCTATCAGGTTTTATTACATCCGTAATAAAATCAAAAACATAACTCAATTAAAAAAAGAGATGGATGAAAAATTTAACTGTGAAGTTAAAGTCAGGAAATCTACCTGTTTAATAGACGACAAATGGTTACAAACTAAAGATCTAGTCGTTTATTTCTAATATTTAAAATTTACTCTTAACCTACTATATTATATAGTAGGTTTTGAGCAAGTCTTAAAATTTAATTTAAGGGGGTATAAAATGAAAAAAGGCGATAAACAAAAGGTTGACATTAAAATTTTTATCGCTGCAATAGTTATAACAGCCTTGATAACATTCGTAGTTGTTACAACTGTAATGGCTCTAAGTAAATTATCTTGCTAACGGTTGGACCTCCAGAAACCGATAAAACTGGAGGGATTAAAAATATCTATAAATGTTTTTAAGTGTGATTGTACCGGGGCATATGCCCCGGTACTTTAAAACAACCCTGAAGAGTCTTTGAAAATTAAGACGAAACACTGACCTTTACGTCAATGTCGGTTGTAAATACCCGTGCAAGCCGGGGGAAGAGTGAAGTACCAAAGATCGTGAAAGTCGGTGAAAAACTTAACCGCTATTTACAATCTAAAAACTAAAAAGGAGTTTTTTATGCATCTAACAAAAGAACAGGTTGATTTCTGGGAGGATTATTTCAAAACAGAAGTAATCGCAACCAGTAATGAAATCAATTCTTTAGCAAAACAATTACCTGAACACAAATGGGATTCTGATGCGTATAACAGGTTAATTGAACGTATCAAACAATTGATCTACAAACGGGAAGAAGCCCACCACAAATGGAAAGTACATCGAAAAATTTCCGATGGCTATCAAAAGTAATTGATTTTACCCCCGCATAGTTTTATGCGGGGGTAAAAGGAGGTTAACATGGATACTTATTATAGCCGGTTACTTCAAAAAAGAAATGCATTAAAAAACAAAATGAGAAAGGCCCTGAAAAAAGAAAAAAATAAAAAGTTTTGCAAAATTTATGTTGAATTTAAAAAAATTCAACAGGAAATTAAGGACATTGAAGAAAGTTACTAAGTTTAGTCCTTATAATTGCCCCTTTTACACGGGGGCTTTTACAAGCATTAAATTTTAAATAGGGAGGTAGAAAATGTTACATGTCATTGACAATAAAATATTTATTGTTGCACATAGTTTAGATGACATAGATTTATTAATGCATTTATGTCATTTAGAAGATTACAACTATATTGTTATAGATGTATGCGGTATGGAACCGCATATTTCAATTCTTGGTTGCGTCAGAGAAATGATGAATCAGAATAAAAACGTTTTATTCATTTATGACCAAGATGTCTTAGATGATAAAGTTGATGGGATCCATGCTTTTAAAAATAAGCAGCCCTGACGAGTCTTTGAAAATTAAGACGAAACACTGGTATAATAGCCAGTGTCGGTTGTAAAATTAAAATAAGGAGGTTATATGGATTTAAAAGACGCTCAAAACTTTTTTGAACAATTAGGACACGAATTACAATTAAAAGGTTTTATAGACCCGCATAGGTTCTATGCCATAGCTCAAAACTTTTTCGAAACAGAAATAATTATTGATGCCTCAACCCGGAAAGCTGTTGAAACGGTTAAAGAAGAAACAAACAACGAGCAACAAGCAATATTATGTATTGCTGAATGGTTATCAAGTGGTTTATAAAATTTACTCTTAACCTACTGTATTATATAGTAGGTTTTGAGCAAGTTTTACAATAAAATTATAAAGGAGTCCAATTATGATGATTATTAAATATTACAATTCTGATCACCATTGTAAAAAAACTGAGATGGCTTATGATTTTACAAGAGCTATTGATGACATTATCATCGTTGAAGAATCTATAAGAAAAACTGGTTCGTATGGAAACGTAAAATACTCATATGCAAATTTGTATAAAATTGAAATTAAACATGCTGAACTGGTTCAATTTTTAGGATCCTACAACTTCACAACAGAGTAGTGTTTATATTTGCCCTTTATAAAATTATAAAGGGCAAATATAAACATTTTTCAGATAAAATAAAAAAAGCTTTACAAAAATTAATCTAAAACTATAAAGGACCTATATGGTATAATTAATATATTATACAATATAAAATTAAATTTAAAAAGGAGACACATATGAATGACGTAAAAGAAAACACTAAAGAGGAAGTTTCAAAAATTGAAGAAGAAAAACGTAAAAAAAACGAGGCCATGAATATTCGAAACGAAGCTCGTAAAAAAGCCTTAGTACAATTAAAAGAATTTTTTGACAAAAACCCGAACAAAGAATGTATTGAATCTCTAAAGACCCTCCGACCTAGTTTATACGGAATTTACACTGGTGGAGGCGGAAGGGCCTCTGGTGGAACCCCTATTTACAAAAAGGTAATTGACAAGATTGTTGAAGCCGGTGGAAATGGACTTGAAGAAATGACCCTCTTTCGTGACTTTAAAATTGGTAGGAAAGAAACTGCTGGGATGATTAAACGATCCTTAAAATCTTCTGAACCTCAAGACCGTGTTTGGATTAATTTTACCCCGTCTGATGGTAAATACAAAGTAATTGGAAAAGGACCTGTAGCTCCGGCCAATTATACTGGTTACATACCAATTGATGAAACTGTTGAAGTTTCTAAATAATCAGTATAAATTTTAATAAAACCCCCGTAGGATTAACTACGGGGGTTTTTTATGACCTCTTACTACACAAGGATATATGTACAAATTATTTTTTTTATATATACAATGTTCACGTAACCAATGTAACTAAGTGTAACCATATATATAACTTATAAGGCCTAATAATATGAGGGGTTATAAAATTTTCTTCTTAAAAAGTTACAGGTTACATTTAGTTACTCATCTTTTTATTTTTCTATTTCAGAGATCTCTGAAATACTTTTCTAAATTATGTGTAACTTGTGTAACTTGTGTAACCTTTTCAATAACCCCTCGTATAATCAGTATTTAGCAGGTTACACTTAGTTACATTTTTACGTCTATATCATGTAACTTTATCAACACTGAGTTTATTTTGTTCATATTTTTTTGTATAGATCCCAAATATTTTAAAAAAATATTATTTTTTTAAAAAAATAGTTTACATTTATACAATAATATTTTATGTTCGTACCCGGCTGTTTAGTTTACCTATATTAATGTTGTTATGACGGTGGTCAGTAATTTAAATTTATGGCCGGGGCTTTCGGCCAACTGGCCACCGTTCTACTTTCTACTTTCAAATTACATATGATCAAATTAAGTGTAAAACTTTATCTCTGGTTGATACTAAAAAAGGAGTTAATATGGTTATAGGACAAGAAGTACATAGGGACGGTATCGTTTTAAACCTTTTGGATTGTAACGGTTTAGATAATGAACCAAAGGTCTCATACAAAACTATTTTACGAGGACAGGGAGTTTACTTATTAAACAAGTGTAAAGAACTAGGAGTTAGAGTTATTTATCAATCAGGTCATGTTTTAATTTTTACAAAGAAAAAAATTGACCTTTTCCTAGATGCCATTGAGCAATCTTTACATGAATCTCAAGAATTACCTACAAAATCTTTTATCGCTTCACATCAATGTTTTAAATCAGGAAAAAAATTATTGGCGATTGGTATTAAAGATTTGGACCTTTTAATTACAACCGATGATAATTTTAAAGACGTTGTATTCTATCAGTTTAAAAATAAAATACCTATTACAAAAAACGTTAAAATTTATTCTACCCTACGTGATTTAAAAACAGGTGTAGAAAAAGAATTTAATTTAATTGTTTAAAGAATAGCCGGGTGGCGGAATTGGTAGACGCCTAAGTAATTGTTGGAAGGCTAAGAATTACCAATACAGCAGATAAGGTCTTTAATTGTAAATCCTACACTGCCATATACTTAAACTTAGTGCAGGTTCGAATCCTGCTCCGGCAAAGAAAAGTCCAACCGTAGCTGGTCATTGCGGATATGGCTATTAGTACCGGTACTTGTCCGGAACAAGTTGCTAGTAAGAAAATAAAAACCTAGACCCGTTTTTTATTTTCGATTTAAACCAGTGTTGCAATTGTAGGTCTTACGGGGTAATAACTAACAGGTGTTATTATCTTCTTGGTTCGATTCCAAGGATTGCAAATGCGCTTAGCGCATAGAATCCCTATAACCATATATTACAGAGGAGGTAAGAAAAGAAAACGGAGAATGGGACCCAAAAACAAAATTAAAATTAATATGTTTTTGGTTTACACCTCACCGGCCTTCTTTGTACAACTATGAGATTATGGCATGAGCAAATATTACCCTATTTACCTACATTCCAATTTAATGGGCAGCATGAAGAATGCTGTGCATTAAGAGGAAATTCTTGGGGCAAAAAACATTCCACTGTAAATTATGTTTTTGATTACCCTAGACCTTTTCTAGTTGAGTACCATAAGAGGTATTTAAAATTAAGGGTCGAACGTGGTTATAATTACGATAAAAAATGGTCTGAGTATACATATAGAGGAAAAAATTGTGAACCAGATATATATGATGGAAAAGATGCATCTTATGTCATAGCTTTACAAAAAAGAAGTATCGTATATCCTGAACATGATAACCATTATCTTTATGTATGTGTTTTATTGCTATTATCGAGGATTCAAGAAAAACCAGATCAATATAATGAAGCTGATAGAAAAAATTTAAAAAGGGCTATTAAAGAATTTAAAATTTATTTTACTAACGAGGGTTATTATGCATTATATAGAAAACTCTTATGATGAAGTTATAGAAAAAAGAAGTAAGGTAAAAAATATATTTTTAAATTCAACTGGTTTAAATGATGATTTAATAAATTTCTCAGACCACCATATCAAAGATTTAATAGACTTATATGACAATATATTTTTTGATGATTTTTTCTTTTCTAAAAATGTTAATTGGTTTACATACTTATCAAGACAATTAAGAAGTAGTGCCGGGTCTATTCAAAGAAAAAGAATGAAACGTATTTTTAAGATAAAGCTTTCAATACCAGTTCTATTAGAAAATGATTATAATTACGAAAAACAAGTGAATGGAATAATAATAGATTCATGTTTAGAGGCAGTAATGATAACTTTAGAACATGAATTGATACACGCATATCAATATTGTATTTATAACACATCAAATCATAGAAACACCTTTAAGATAGAATCATATGCTATTTTTGGACATACAAGGACAACACATTCTTTACATAGTAAAAAAACTCTTATTGTAATTTAAGGAGTCATTATGATTAATAATTTATTAGAAGACTATAGATGGCATAAAGGATATGCAAAAACTTTTAAAGAACATAGATATATACCTTTTTTCTTTGAGGTATCCTTTTTATATCATGAAATAATATTTTATATTAAAAAGAAAATTTGTCATTATAAAGGACATCTATATCAAGAAGAATGTATTTCAGTAGAAAATGGTATATCAGAAATCACCTGTAAAAAGTGTGGTGAAAGTTATAGAACTTATTGGTGTTGAAATGTTTTCATTTATCTGCGTCAAATGCAAAGAAGAAATAATTGATTTTATACCTAGAGATTTTACTTGTCCTATTTGTAAAAATATAATGACCAAAAAAGAGGTTTTAAAAAGTTTAGGTATAGAATATATTTATTATAAGAATGAATATCAACCTATCTATACAAAAATTTTAAGAAAAATATTTTTAACTATAACAATTTTCTCTATAATTTTGATGATATGTTTTATAATAATTATGACAACTTTAATCTTAATGAAAAAGGTATCTTAATATGAAATCCTTTAACCTGATTGAAACTACAGAAATTTATAATACAAGAGGAAAACTTGTTGATATCCAAAAAGATTATTCAAAATTAATAGGTGTTATACTTTCAATTATTTTAACGGTTCTATTTATATATTTTATAATTGTTATAGATCATACCCCAACGGGTATAATATATGAGGTGTATAGTGGAAATGGAGTTAAAATAAATGAAGAATGTTGCGAAACATGTATTGAGGAAGGTTATACAAAAGGAGGTTTTTATTTCAAAAGAACTAATAAAAAATGTAAATTAAAGAAAGGAGTCTTTAGATGAAAATAAGGACATTGAGAGAAGAATTAAAAAATATAATCAAGATTATGATATCATGATATTTATAGATAGAGAAGAAATAAATGTAAATTACCTCAATGTTAATAATATAGATCCTCATGAAAAAGATAACGCAATTGTATTAATAACAGATCTTAAATAAGGAGTAAACTTATGATAGATGTAACTGAGAGAGTAAAACAACTAGAAAAATTACAAATGAAGTTTGATTTTAAACTTCAAAGTTTTGTAGGTAAAGAAGAAATAAATAAAGATTTTTATGTACATAATAATGATATACTTTATACATCAAAATTAGAATGGAAAAATATTATTCAAGAATTAACATATATATTAAATGATAGAAAAACCAAAAAAATAAAAGGAGTTTTACGTTAATGTTGAATGTAATAAAATGTAATCAAGAACAAATAGATAAAATAACTAATTTAGTAAAAAATGGTAAATTGATTAATTTAAAGTTTGATTATGACTCAGAGGATAAATTAGGGTTTATATCTTGCAATTTAGTTAAAAAGGTAAGGTTATCTATAATCGGGTCAAAAATGTACAAGGTATACTGGAGGGTCACTCAATATGGGGAACCAGAATTCTTTGAATTATTACATGGTTATAGTAGATACGATATAGATACTATAACCGGGGATCTGTATTTTATTTGTTCTAAAGTAGGAAAAAAATTAAGTGATGATTTTTGGAAAGGAAATTTAATATAATGAATATTAATGAGAAATTAAAAAATAATAAATTTATATGTTCTTTTCTTATGAAATTTTCAAAGTAGATGAAAAAATTAATAAATATGATAGGAAAAATTTTAGTCCCTTTTGAATTATATCAAAGTATAGAAAAATTAAATGAATTATATAATTTATTACATGATTTAACAAAATCTTATCGTATTATGTATAGTGAAGTAAACTATAAGGTTAACTGTATTATTTTCTTTTTTAATGCTTCAAGAAAAAAATATAGTTTTATAAAAGTACTTTCTTTAAAGGAGATTTATTATTCAAATGAAAAATAAAAAACTAAAACCTAGTACTATAAAAAAATACATTAGATCTTTTTTACTTGAAAGGAGTGAAGAAGGTGACCCCGTTTATATGCACTCAAGGTCTTGTCCTAGTTATTGTGATTATTGTTGTAATGGAAACAGAGGTTTCGAAATAGCAAAACAAATCGAAGAATGGGAAAAACAAGGTCAAATAGGAAGATTAGAAGAAAGTCATATGGTTAAACAAATTGAACAAATAGGGGAAGAAGCTTTGGAAAAAGATGAAAAGTTTACGATTGGAAATTTTGTTATAACACATAAACAAATAAAAAACCCTATAGGGCCTTTTTATGAAAACTATTATTGTGGAAAATGGTTGATCGCACAAATTAATTCTAGTTTAATTAATGAATCCAGTTATATTATAAATTACTTTTTACCAGGATTAGAATCAACGGATGAATATGAAGAATCCTATAGTTCTTTAAATTACGCTGAAAAAACCTTAAAAGAAAAAATTTTAGGTTGGATTTTAAACTGTGAAATAGTATACCCAAAAATAAAAGAACTTTAAAAGGTATTATATTATGAAGTATATAGATAAATTAGAAAATAAGTTTATAGTAATCAATGAAAAAAGGTTTCAAGAACTAAGTGATAAAAACCTCAATTCAGTAGTACAGGATTTTTTAAACAGTTTAGAACGTTTTAAATCTATTTATGAATTTTATATTGGTAAGAAATTAGATCAAAAATATATTGTCTGTAATCAAGATGAACCCTATTCTGAACAGATTGCAAAAATCATTTTAGAAAATGAAGACGAAGAAAAAATTTTTTATAATAAGGAGGAGAACAAATGAGTGAGGCTTATAAATGCGATATATGCGGAGAATATATAATAGGGAGACCATTTTCTAATTTAGAATATAAAAGGGATTTAAAAAGTGATATTAACGATACCCCTGAAGAAAAACATTTTGAACTATGTATTACCTGTTCTAGGAAATTATTTAAATACTTAAAAAATAAAAAAGATAGTCTTAGTGAAAAGGAACTATTTTGTAGATTTTGTGGGGTAGAAACTACTTTATTTAATACTGTTATTTGTCAGGAATGTTTATCTTTATATAGAAAGATTAGAGATAACTCTGGAACGGTCATAAAAATGATAAAAGAGATAAAAGAGATTTATGATGAAACAACTTAAGAAAATACTTTTGAAACAATCATAAGGGAACTTAAAAATAAATAAGGAGAAAAATTTTGAAAAAATATTTTAAATATTTACTTTATCTTTTGAACCATAAAAGAATAGTTTTTGTAATATGTTTTAAAAAGAAAATGTTCTTACATGCATTTACGCACGATCTTAGTAAATTTAATCCTGTAGAATTTATCCCATATGCAAAATATTTTTATGGTTTAAAAACGAACCATAACAAATTTAATCTTGCATGGTTGCACCATCAACATAAGAATAAACATCATTGGAATTTTTGGGTTCATGGAGATGGACAAGTTGAAGAAATGCCTTTAAAATATGTTAAACAAATGCTTTGTGATTGGTTAGCCATGTCAATACAAATGCAAAATGATCTAAGACAATGGTATAATAAAAATCGTATACTTATGACTTTACACCCTGAAACAATAATAAAAATAGAAAATTTATTGTATGATGAAAATTCAATTTTTTATTATTAAAAGGACTTATGACTTTACAAGATCTAAAAAATTATTCATTACCTTATACTAATAAAGATTTAGAATATTTTCACGACAGAACAATTCAACTTTATAAAAATCTTAATTACCCTTTAAGTTGGATTATAGAAATGGAAATAAAAAGCGTTATAAAATTATGTATTATGTTTTATGATTCTGAAGATAGAGAATATGATGGTATTACGATTATATCAAAAAGAAAAGAACTAAGGTATTTCTTTAAAGAGCATCTTGAAATTGTAAAAAATAAATTTAAGGAGATACAAGGAAAATTTATAGGAGAGGACCATTAATATGGATACAATAGTAATTAAAGAAATAAAGGGTAAAAAATATAACCAGTACAATCAGGAGATTATCCCTTGTAAAATTTGTGGAGAAGGCACCACGGCACTAGGAACAGGACTTTGTGACAGGTGTTGGGAGTTAAACACAAGAATTAGAAGTAATTTTGAAATAGCTATAAAGATAATTTCAATGATTAAATTTGAAGAGTTTAGTAGAACTCATAATCAAGATGTCTATAAGAAAGTAACTGCAAAAATTCTTAATAAACCTATTGATAAAGTAACGAAAGAAGAAAGAAAAGTTACAAAAAAAGCGGTATATTTAAATATTTATAAGGAAGTAAATAAAATTTATGACTAAAAAATTAAATAAGGATCTTTTTACAAATAAACAATTAGAAAAAGAGAAGTCATTTAAAAATCATTGTAGTAAAGAAGTTTTAGATCTAATTGAAAATGGAAACAAATTATCTTTAAAAGATTTACCTGAAGGAATGAATAGTTTTGAACAAAATTTATTGATGCCCTTATGGGATGATGACTTATTAATTGAAAAATCAATAAAGTATATTTCAGAAGCTGGGTTAGAATTTTGTGAAACCGATATTTATACTCTAGATATAACATATAATGAGGTTTTAAAACATAAAATAATACATATGTTATTAGATAAATTAAAAAATAGTAATGAGGCTTTAAAAGAAATCAAAAAAATTTTACTTAAAATGAAAAAGGAACTTAACTAAATTTACAATTTTTTATAGGAGATAAATATTGAAATTAAAATATTTGATTGATTCTACCTTTTCGAGGCAAACTACTAATACTGTTGTTTTTTGGTATGATAGGTTTGTTTATATGTTTTGGGGGGAGGATTTTCAATATGGAAGTGGTACTTTTCGGGAAAGTTGGAGTCTTTCTTATTTCCGACGCTGTTGCCGTGAAATGGGTTTTGCTACTGCTTTGAATACTACTAAATATTCTGACAAGATTATTTTATATGTTGATTATATTGGACGAGGTAAATATTGAAATTACAATATTTGATTGATTCTACTTTTTCGAGGCAAACTACTAATACTGTTGTTTTTTGGTATGGTAAGTTTACTTATGTAAATGGAATTTCTGTAAAAACTTGGAGTCTTTCTTATTTCCGACGCTGTTGCCGTGAAATGGGTTTTTCTACTTCACTTTCCAGGGATCTTGTTAATACTGACAAGATTATTTTATATATTGATTATATTGGACAAAGTTATATCTAACAAAGGAATAATTATTACAATACTTAAAATTTGTGTATGGGGTTAATTATGATAAAAATTAAATTTGCCTTCGATTTAGAAAGTGATTTTTTAAATTTCATATGGGTAAAAGATGTGTTGGAACAGGTTAATTGTGAATCATTAGGGTCATTAGATCTGAATATATGTGGAACAAAACGTTTTATAGTTTTTAGAGGAGATTCGTATTGGTTCTCTAATAAGAATAATGAATATGTTTTATTGGATCCTACTATAGACGCATATGAATTAAAAAAGATCATTATACGTATACAAAACGATCATTGGAAAAGTAAAGAGGACTGTTTACGATCAATTTCACATCTTATAAAAAATGATTATAAAAAATCTTACGTTAAAACTTTTTTCCGTGATACTCTTTTTCCAAAACTTATTGATTGTGAAAGTCATCTAAATATAAAATCTATAGATACAAAGACATTGAATTTATTAAAAGAACCCCCAATAAAACAGGATATTGAAAGAATTAAATTATCTGCCGGGGACATCATAAGACTAACAGAAAAAGAATGGGAAGAAATTGACAACCATTCTAAAATAAAAAGAGACCATTGTGTCTTAAATTTAAATTAAAAGAGGAGACTTTATGGAAAATAAAAAAGGTTCAATCGAATGTAAATTTGATAAAATGTATGACAGGAGTTCAGAAGAAATTAGTGAACTCTTGAAAGATCAAAAAAAGCCTTTAGAGAAAAAGAAGATGAAATCAATTTTAGAAAACAATTACAGGGAACACCAAGCTGCTATAATTGAAGAAGAATTTCATATCAAGGAGTTTGATGCTTCGTTAGAAGTTTATGACTTAAAGGAAAAGTATAATTGTCATTGTAGGATTAAAAACTTAAGGGATCAAATGGTTTTTATTGCAACGGAATATAAAGAGATGTTTAACGAAGATATTCCTACAACTGAATAAGGTCTTATAGGACAGAGTATATTTAAAAACATTTTCGGAACCCCCTCACCTTTGGGATAGGGGTGAGGGGGTATTTTTAAAAAGGTGTATAAAATGAGAAGTACAATAAAAAAATTTCACAAAAAGACTATTAAACGATTACACACTAATAATGATATCTTCTTAAAGGACGTTTATTCTTTAGAAAAAGGTAGATTTTTATTTGAGGTTTCTGATATAGTTGCAATTTATATATCTTTAAAAGATGGTTCTAAACAGGTAAGAGTATTAATAAAAACAAAGATATACGATTATAATCAATATGGGGAAAGACAATTTTGTGCCCCTGTACATATTAAAATAGAAAATAATCTTTTTAATCCTGAAAACCTTATTCATAGGAATGAGGATTTATGATAGTAGTAAAACGAACTAAAGAAATTATAGAATATATTGAACTAACAAAAAATAGCTTTATACTAATAAGGATAAATAGAAATAAAAACTAATAGGTACTATATAATATAAACGTGGGGTATTAAATGGTAGTTAATGGACTGAAAGCTATTAGGATAGATAAATCATTATATTGGACAGTAAGACAATTCTCAAATTTAACAGGTTACTCAGAACCAAACATTCGCTCCTTAATTTATTATGGGAATTGTATCAGGAAGTTAAAATCTTTTTATTTTGGGTCTAATAAGCCCTTGATATATGCAGAAGAACTATTTGAATTTCCTTTCGTTTTTTCAGGTAGACCTTTAAAAGAACATAAAAACAAAATAAAAGTTAAACGGTTTTACCTGAATGATGAAGAGAAGTTAAGTTCGAGAGAGGAATTAATTGAAAGATGACAATAAATCAACTACAGATACAAGAATATATGAATCTCTTCACAGGTTCTACTCATAACTATGGAGAACATATTTACGAAACAAATAGTAATTCTAAAGAGAAAGAAAAAGGTGAATCATTTACTATAACGAATAAATTAATTACGATTGAGCAATATAGAAGTCATTTAGAAGGGAAAAAAGGATTAGGTATAATACCAATTAATGAAAGATCTAAATGTAAATTTGCTGTTATAGATATAGATATATATAAAAGGGATCTTTCAATTTATATAAATGCAATAGAAAAATTTAATTTTCCATTAGTTCCTTTTAAAAGTAAAAGTGGCGGATTACATTTATACCTATTTTTAAAGGATGAAGATTCACCCTATAATGTAAAATTGTTTTTAAAAAGAATGTCTTTTTTGTTATCTATTGATTTTTTAGTTAAACGGGAGACAAATCGTATTGTAGAAATTTTCCCAAAACAAAATAAACTTAAACCTAATGACATAGGAACATGGATCAATCTCCCTTATTTTAACTGTAAAGAAACAAGAACACATGCCATTAGAGGGGGTAAAAAATTAAGTTTAAATGATGCATTATTATATATCAAGGAAAAACAAACAACTTTAGAAAAAGTAGAAGAGTTTTTAAATGAATTATCTTTTAATGATGCACCTCCTTGTTTACAATGTATTAATATTTTAAACCCATTGGATGAAAATGCAGGGAGAAATACTTATTTATTTTCCTTTGGGGTTTATCTTAAGAAAAAAGATGAAGAGTATTTTGAACATAATATAAGGGAAGTAAATCAAAGTTTGTTAGAACCATTACCAGAAAAAGAATTAGAAGGAACCATTATTTCTTCTTTGAAGAAGAAAGATTATTTATATAAATGTAAAGAATCCCCTTTGTGTGATTTTTGTAATAAAAAAAAATGTAGAGAAAGGGAATTTGGTATTGGTAAAGATGGGGGTTATTTTTCTTCAGTAGAAAAAGGGCGTCTATATCAATATAAATTGAGTAGACCTTATTATGAATGGGAGGTAAAATTGCAAGGTCAAGAGGAGTTCATTAAATTACGCTTTAGATCAGAAGAAGAAATTATTAAACAAGATGTTTTTTTAAAATTATGTATGAGAGAATTACATGAGTTACCAAGTAAATTAAAACAAAGTGAATGGTTTTATCAAGTTAATCAAGCGTTAAAAGAAATTAAAATTATTGAAGTTTCTAAGGAAGATGATGTTTCTGAATATACGATTCTTAAAAATATGGTTATAGATTTTTTAACGACTAGAGCTATGGCTCTAAAAAAAGACGGTATTTTTGCAAAGCGAGTTTTTTTTGACCAATTAAGTAATGATTATTTCTTTCGTGTTAAAGATCTAAGTGAATATTTATTTCTACAAAAAGGATTTAGATATTTTAGTCCAAGGGAATTACATGGTATTCTAAAGGAATGGGGTTGTCAATATAAAGTTTTAAAAACAGAATCCGGTAAAACTGTACGGGTGGCATATTTTAATAAAACGGTAATGGAGATACCAGATGAAGACCCCAGCGTTTTTATACCAGATTTTTCAGAGTATCAAGAAGGGGACTTTTAACTTATATAAACCAATTAAAGAATTTAAAACCTAGTTTTAAAAGGAGAAATAAAATGGTTATACATTATGTCAGTAAAGAACACATCAATTATCCTAGAAGCGCATGTAATTGTAATCTATTGTTAAGTCCTTTAAATAAAACAAATGATGTTACGAAAGTTACTTGTAAAGCTTGTCTAAAAAATCTTAACAATAATTCAATCCCTAAGGATATTCAAAGTAGAAGGGGATCTTTTTCAAAAAAATCTGAGAAGATTAATTTTTTGAAGGAGAAAAATAAATGTCAGAGATAAATTATTATGAAATAGTAAAAGAACTTTATGAAATAAGTGATCGTTTTAATGATTGGGAATTAAAGTTTATTTGTGATATGTATAATAATGGACCTTATGGTTTTAGTGAAAAAGAGAAATCCTGTATTCTTAAAATGAATAAAAAATATAGGAAACATAATTAAAAGGAGAAAAATTATGGATAAAGATTTACATACCATGACCATTTTAAATGAGGTAGAATCAAAACTTGATAAAATGGAAAAAATTTCTGAAGAAATACAAAGTCCTCTAGTAACTTATTCAAAAGACCCAGAGCGTATGAAAGATCATGTGATTGATAAACTCATAGGTTTAGGGTCAGAATTAAATGATATCATAACGAATCTACAAGAAAAGGTACAAAATTTAAAAAGTTTCTTGGTAGAATCTAAAAATTTGGAGAACACTAATTCAAATAATAAAGAAGAATTCCCGTTAAAATCATAAAGAATCTAATCTTCCATTTTAATTAAACGAGGTTTAAAATATGGAACCATTTAAATTAATTCATATTAAGAGAAAAGCAAAATTAAAGGGTAAAGAAGAACAAAAAATACTTGATGATAAATATATTGATCAGTTAAAAGAATCTCATAATTTAGAATTAAAAAACTTAGAAGAAAAATTTTTAAAAGAATTAAATGAAAAAATATCTTATTATCAAAATGAGGTTTCACGTTTACAAAGTGAACATAAAAAAGATATTTTAGAAATACGTAAACAGGAAAAAGATTATTATGAACCTCTCTTAAAAGAAAAAAATAATGAAATAACAAATCTTCAAATGGATAAAATCGAGAATAAAAAATATTATGACGATATTCTAAATTATGGACTTATGCTTGAGGATAATAGTAACCAAACTATGGATATTTTTCAAAGAGCTAAGATGAAGATTACACAATTCCTTAACTATATTACTAATGCAGAAAAAGCATATTCTGAAGCTATACAATTAATCGAAACTGGTAAGGGGAAAATTGAATTTACTCAAACACAAATTGAGAAGCAAAGACCTAAATTATTAAAGGGGATGAAAGAATAATTTATATATATAAATGGGGTTAATCGTTTTTGATTATTATGGTTAAAAAATAGTATAAGGGGTAATATATGAAAAAAGGGATCCTTATTGATATAGATTGGAAATATATAGGGGCCGAATTGGCCTGTCAAGATGATAAAACACAAACAGAATTTTTTAAATCATTCATAAAGGAGATTAATTCTTTTGGAACTTATTATCAAGGACAATCTCAATTGGCAGAAATAAATAAAAATTTAAATTCATCAGAAAAGAAGGACCTATCAATAATTTGTTTTATAGGAGAATAAAAATGATATTTTTTAAGAAATCAAAAAATGAACGTTTAAAAAATAAAATCGCTTTTGAATTAGGGCACTCTTTATTAAATTATTTTAAAGATGACCTTGATAAAACTTATGAATTTATAGATAGGTTAAAAATAAGTAATTTAATAGTACAAGAAAAGAAAAAGAGTATTGAAATAATTATCGTATTAGATAGACCTGGGATGTTTATTGGAAAAAAAGGTCAGATTATTAATCATATAGAGAGATATATAAATGAAACAAATGATTTAAAAAAAATCCATATTCATTTAAAAGAAACAGGGCTTTGGATTTTTTATTTGTACCCGTATAATATTAAAAATATATAAGAGGAAAAATATGAAACATATTATTTTAGATTTAGAAACACTCAGTACAGAAAATAATGCTTTAATCTTGTCGATAGGGGCGGTATTAATAGATTCAGATAGCCTATGTATTGTAGAACATTTCTATGAAACTATTGATCTAAAATCTTCTATGGAATTTCCATTCCATATTAGTTCAAGTACTTTAGAATGGTGGTTTAATCAGAGTAAGGAAGCTATTGGAAGTACATTCCTTACTACGAGGAATAGATTTTCAGTTTTAGAGGTGTTAACTCATTTTCATAATTGGTGTAAAAATATAAATGGACCGTGGGTAATATGGGGAAATAGTGATTCTTTCGATTGTACTATTTTGGAAAATGCATACAAAATAGTTAATTTAACTTGTCCCTTTAATTATCTACAATTTAGAGATTTTAGGACAATGAGGGCTTTATTTGCTCATTTAAAAAACATAGATGATGAAGATACGGATCTTATTCTCCATAATGCTTTAGATGACGCAAAATGGGAAGCAAAATATCTTATACAAATAATTAAAGTTTTAAAAGAACATGTTAAAATTAATGAGTTCTAAAATGATTTATACAATAATATATTTTATAGTAGGTTTTATTATAGGTAGTATAGATTATTATTATAAAGAAGATAAAGAAAGATTCGTATTACAATTTTTTATGTACCCTATTTGTATAATAATACTTCTAGTTGGTACCTTTTTTAAGTGGTATTTTAAACTTATTAATGATTGGAAAGACTTTAAAAGGAGGAATAAATGAAAATTTATGTAACGTTTGGACAATCACATATTCATAAAATAAATGGTATAGTTATAGATAAAGATTGTATAGTTGAATTTGAAGTAAAGAATCATAAAGAAGGAAGAGAAAAAGCATTTGGAATTTTTGGGGATAAGTTTTTCACTACCCATGAAGAGATAAATTCTGTAATAAATTATTTTCCTAGGGGGATAATAAAACTATGAAGAATATACAGATGATCTTTGGAGCTCCTGGGTGTGGGAAAACAACATATCTAATAAATTTATTAGAAAAATTATTAGATCAATATGATCCTAATAAAATAGCCTTTGTTTCATTCACTAAAAAAGGAAGTTATGAAGGAAGGGACAGGGCTATTAAGATATTTAACTTTAAAAAGGAAGATTTTCCTTATTTTCGTACTATTCATTCTATAGCCTTCAGGGAATTAGAAACCACAATCTATGATATGATTAGTAAAAAAAACTATAAAGAATTCTCAAAATCTATGGGGATGAGTTTTTTGGGTTACTATACAGAAGACCTTATTAATAATGATGATAAATATTTATTTAATGTATCTTTGAAAAAGAATAATATTAAATTATTTAATAGGTATAAAAATGATCTAGATTTACCAAAATTTAATTTTATAGAAAAAAATTATGAAAGGTATAAAAAGGAGGTTGGGGTTATAGATTTTGATGATTTATTAATTAATTTTATTAATAGAGGGTATTCATTACCTGTAGATGTTGCAATTATAGATGAAGCTCAAGATCTAACTAGTCTTCAATGGAATTTTTGTCAAGTAGCCTTTCATAATTGTGAAAAGATCTTCATCGCTGGAGACGATGATCAGGCTATTTATGAATGGAGTGGAGCGGATGTATATAAATTTCTTAGTTTAACGAAAAATAATCCTATAAAAATTTTAGAAAAATCTTATAGATTAAAAAAGGTCATATTAAATTATTCTAAAAGATTTTCAGATAAAATTATTAATCGTGTTATTAAAAATTTTGGTTATAGTGAAGGAAAATCGAATATATTTTTTTATAATTCTATAAATGATATTGTCATTAATAACGAGGAAACTTATTATTTTTTATCTAGGAATAACTATTTCTTACCTGTTTTTAAAGATTTTATTATGGAAAAAGGAATAGCTTTTAGTTATAAAAATACCCCCTATATAAAATCATCCATTTATAAGGCTATTAAAAAATATGAAACTCTAAGACAAAATAATTCCATAGATGAGATCAGGAATAGTTTAGAATTAAGAAATTTTTTAAAACAAGATCTTATAAGATACCCAGTTTGGTATGAAGCATTTAATATGGAATTAAAAGATCTCTCTTATTATAGGACCTTATTTAAAAATAAAATTAATCCTGAAGAAAATAAGATTAATATTAGTACGATCCATGGAGTAAAAGGAGGAGAAGCGGATAATGTTATTTTGTTATTAAATATAACTAAGAATGTATCAGAATCTTTAAGATTGAATCTAGAATCCGAATTACGGTGTTTATATGTAGCAATTACTAGGACAAAAAAGAATTTACATATAATTCATTCAGGTTCTCGTCTTGGGTATGAAGACCAGTTATCTTTTCGGTGATTTACCCCATATAATTTAAACGTGACGGGGGTTTAATTTTCAATAATGTATAAAACCCTTCCAAGGGTATATTTCTTAAGTCACGTTTAAATAAAAGTTTATTTTATTATATTACACTTAAAAGGAGTTTTTATGAAAAATTTTTACCTTAATATAGAGTTAATGAGTAAGAATGCTAAAATACCAACACGAGGAACTAAAGGATCAGCTGGATTAGATTTTTATACCCCTGTTAGTTTTACTATACCTCCAAGGGGAGATTCTTTAGTACCACTAGGTATTAGGGTAGAGTTTCCTGAGGGTTATGTCTTAATTATGAAAGAAAAATCTGGTTTGGCTGTTAAAAAGAAAATTCATATTGGAGCATGTGTAATTGATAGTGATTATAGGGGGGAACCTCATGTACACCTGTTTAATAATTCTGATCAAATAGTTTCTTTTAAAAAGGGAGAAAAAGTATGTCAGGGTATTATTACATATGTATGGACGGGTACCCCTATCTTAAAGGAATGTATTAAAATAAATACGGGAAGGGGGGAGGATGGTTTTGGGTCAACAGGGGAATAAAAAAATCATTTTAGTTGAAGGCCCTCAAGGGGTAGGAAAAAGTTTTTTAATAAATTACCTATTAAAGGATATTTCAATTGTTCATTTTAAATTTGAATTTTCAAAGTGGATTAATTTATTAAATAAACAAAATGATTTGTCCTTTAAAGATGGTTTAAGTTTAGGTAAAGATTTAGCTGTTATGAAATTATTAAATTCTATAGAATTACCTTATATAATCATTGAACGAAGTTTTTTATCCCATTTTGTTTGGGGGGATTTAGAAAAAAGAATTAGTTCTGATTATTTAAAAACATTGATAAACTTAATTAATGATCTTATTACTAGTAAAAATTTAAATATTTATTTAGTACTAATAACTGGTCAAAATCAAAAATTTTTTAGAAAAAGGGGGGATGGATATGATTCTATAGCTAACTATTCAGAACAATTAATTTTATATCGAAAATATATTATAAAATTTTTATTCAAGAATATTATAACATTTACTAATTATTTTGATAAAAGAACAATTGAAGATTTTAAATTAACTATAAAGGGGATTATTAGTGAACACTAAAGATTTTATACCTTTTAAATATAATAAAGGGGAAGCATTCAATTTTATTTTTGAAAAACAAAAGGGTATTTTTATTAGTTTTATGAAATTAGAAGGTATAAATATACCTGATTATAATTTTGATATTAATTGTTATGAAGATCAACAATTAATAAAAGATTTCTTACAAATAAGATTTATTGAAGAATTAACAGAAGCAACATTGGATATAAATAACAAGGATCATTTTGTTGAAGAGATGATTGATGCTTTTAATTTTTTAATTGAATCTTATATCCTCTACGGATATGATTATGAAGATTTACGAAATTGGAAAAAGATTAATCATAAAGATGTAGATTTAAATAGATGTCCTATAACGTATATACATTCTTCATTTTATAGAGTTGTTGAATCCGTAGGAAAAACATGTAATCTTTTAAAAAATAGGCCATGGAGATCTTCACACTACCTAACGGATTTATATTTATTTGAAAAAAACCTAAAGGATATTTGGATTAAATTTAATGAGTTATGTAATATGATAGATTTGAATGAAAAAGAGTTATTTGAAGTATGGAGTTTAAAATATCAAGTGAATATTTTTAGATTAAAAACGGGGTATTAAAAACTATGTGTGGGATATATATTAATAGAAGTAACATGCGGGGATTTTCTAAAATTTCCCATAGGGGTATTTCAATGAATACTATTAAAAAAGATGATTTATTTATTTGTCATACAAGATTACCAATTCAAACGGAATTAGGAGATGATTATAAACAACCAATTAAAATATGCAAAAATAGATTTTTGCTTTATAATGGAGAACTTTTTAATTATGAAAGAGACTCATATGAAAATGACGTAGAATACCTAATAGATTTTTTTAAATGTTTTCAATTTTATTTTACTACGAATCAATTATATACAATGAATCAATGGGATGGTTTTTGGGCCATTGTGATATTAGATTTAGAAAAAAATCTTATGATGGCTTTTACAGATCCTTTAGGAAAAAAACAATTGTATTATGACGAAGAATTTAATCTTTGTTCAGAGATTAATCCATTGGTAAAAGAAAAAAGTGAATACGATCCTTTATTTAAATCCACTGTTTTGAAATTTGGATACAATTTAGACAATAGGACACCATATAGAAATATCAAAAGGGTGTTACCAGGAAGAATTTATAAATTTGATTTAATTGAAAAAGAGATCATTACAAAGAAATATTGGGGCTGGAATTTTGGATTCAATCTTAACAAGTTAGATCTAATAAAATTAATACATAACTCAGTAAAGAATAGATTATTGTCTAAAAAATATCCTATTAGTTTATTATTAAGTGGAGGATTAGATAGTACGATTATATTATATCATTTAGTTTCTTTAAAATGCAAAGTGGATGATATAAATATTTATTCAATTGAAAATGAAGAAGATTTTAAATATATTAAAATCTGTGAAAAATTTTTTGATATTAAGGTTAAATTAATTAATTATGAAATTAACGAGTCAGAATTAGGTATCATTTTTAAAGAATTTAATGAAACTCCCATCGATTTAGGTAGTGTTATACCACAATATAATTTATTTAAACAAATTAAAGATAAGATCGTTTTATCCGGGGATGGAGCAGATGAGTTATTTGGAGGTTATCATAGAATTAATGAATATGATTCTCAAAAATCTGATATATTCCATGAATTATCTTTTTACCATTTACCAAGATTAGATAGGGCTTCTATGAGATATACTATTGAATTGAGAAATCCTTTTTTAAATCATCTTATTGTAAGATATGCATTAAATTTACCCTATGAAGAAAGGAAGAATAAAAAAATTTTAAAAGAAATTTATAAAAATTTGATCCCTTTAGAAATAATTGAACGAAAGAAAGAAGCATTAAAGAATAATAGGATAAGAAAAAATAAAAAAGAATACTGGTACGATATTTCAAAAATTTTTTATGGAGATAAATATGAGGATATTTAAAAATTGTGAAGACATGATAAAGGAGATGGATAGAGAACTATTAATACAGGGTATTACGGTTCCAATTAAACATTACCAGAACAAAAGACTTTCTGGTAATGACCAATTAACAAAAGAACTAATGGGAGTCTCATTTATTGTATCGAAACCTTTAGAAAAAAGGAATAAAATGATTGAATTTATTTTTAAAGACGAGAGTAATAAAATTATTAGTTATTGTCATCAAGAATTTAAGGATAGAATTTCAAAAGAACCTTTAAACCCTGGCAATAGTTATAAGATCAGAAAAGATCTTTGGCAAAAATTTATGGTTAATAATGAAACTAAATTTGATTATACCTATTCGGAAAGAATCTCTTGGCAATGGGAGAGTATTATAAATACATTAAAAGAAGATAAACATACTCGTCAAGCCGTAATGCAAATATTTAATACGGGAGATATAGAAAGAACAGGGGGTGACACAAGAATCCCATGTTCAGTAGATTATAGTTTTTTAATAAGAAATGATAGATTGTATTTAATTTATCATATGAGATCTAATGATTATTTTGCTCATTTCCCTATAGATATATACCTAGCTGCAGAAGCTATTAAGTTCTTAGTCAAAAAATTAAAAAGGAGTTATACAGAATTAAAAACAGGTTCATTAATATATTTTTGTAATTCTTTGCATGCATATCAATGGGATTTGAAAAAACAAGTTATTTTTTAAAATGGAGGATATATGAGAGCATTGAGTATTATTGGGGGAACTGGCTCTATGTTGATTGGAGCTAAAGAACAAGGGTATGAAATACTGGGGGGTTTTGATTGGAGGAAATACTATCATACTGGTACGTTTGAATTTAATTTTGGGACTCCGTTATTTAATAATTATGAAGATTTAAAAAAAGAAATAGTGGTACCGAAAGATTTAGATTTGATTATCGGTCATACCGAATGTGGTTTTTATTCTAGATTAAATCAAAATAAGGATCAAGTAGTTTTAAATAAGGGGGATATTCCAATCTATATGGGTATAGTTAAGGATCTTCAACCGAAATTTTTTGTAATGGATAATTTACCAGATTCTTTACAAGCAGTAAATGCAAAAGAGTGGGAAGAAAATTTTCCTAATTACGATATATTTTTTGAATGGATTTCTAATTTTAATTATGGTAATACACAAAAAGGTAGAAATAGACTTTTCGTTATAGGGGCCAAAAAAGAATTTGGGTTCTTTTTTGTACCAAACGAAAAAGAAAATAATTTGAAATTTAAAGATATCATTTCAGGTTTACCCCCATTAGATGATATTTTAAAAATAAATCATGTACATAAAAATGATAATCATAAAGTAAATTTATGGCATTATAATATTGATCCAACTATACCTATAACATGTAAAGATAAAATCATATTAAAACAATATAGGGAGTTTTTGAAAGATTATCCAAAAAGGAAAACTTTAAACTATTACACTACGAAAAGAAAAATAAAATATAAATTTGGTAGTTATATCATGGATATGGATTATACATCTTTTGTTTTAACTGGTGGTATGATGGGGACCGTAGATCATTTATATAGGCCAGACACTTTACTACCTTTAACGATACGAGAACGAGCTAGAATTCAAGGAGCCCCAGATGATTATATATTTCAACCATACGAATATATCAATGATGAAAAGATTTATAAATATCTTATAACTCAAACGGGAAAATTTATGCCTGTTCAATTTACTAGTTTTTTAACGAAACAGATTAAAGATTTTTTGGAGGGAAATAGGGATCTTACGAAATATACAAAAAAAAGATTAATTGTTTCACATGAATTAATAAATTTTACAAAATGGAGATATTGTCAATTACATAATTATTCTAATAAAGAATCTTGTAATTATTGTAATATTTCTTGTTGTAATAAAAGATAGGAGTTAATATGGAAAGAAATTGGGATGAAACTTTTTTAAAGATAGCGGAACTAATATCCAGACACAGTACTTGTATAAGAAAAAAAGTAGGGGCAATATTAGTTAAAGAAAATAGAATAATTAGTATTGGTTATAATGGGGTATTACCGGGGAAGAAACATTGTGAAGACTTATTTAAATCTCGCGTTATGGATAAACAATTCTATAATCAACACAATGAATTTAGTAGATTAAACGAAGTTCATGCAGAACAAAATTGTATTGCCTATGCTGCTAAACATGGTATAAAAACAGAAGGGTCTAATCTATATGTGACTATTAGTCCTTGTAAAGATTGTTCAAAAATTATTATCGCTTCAGGTATAAAGAAAGTTGTTTATTTAGAATACTACGATAGAGAACCTGAAGGGATTCAATTATTAGAAGAAAATAATATAAAACATTATAAAGAAGTATATCATACTTATTCCTAAAAAAAGGAGGTTTTAAATGAATTTAAGTTATCCTAATCTTAAAAAGGATCCACTCATTTCAGTAGATATAGAGACAAAAGATCCATTTTTAAAAGATAAAGGGCCGGGAGTTTATAGAAAAGATGGTTATATTACAGGGGTCTCATTTTCAAATAAGGATTTTACAGAATATTACGATATTAATCATCCGGACACTACCCCAGAAATGAAGGAAAAGAATTTAAAATATATTGATGACCAATTAGGAGGGTTAAACGAAAAAGTGTTCGCAAATGCTATTTATGATCTTGATTGGTTAGAAAATTTTTCTGGTATTAAAGTCAATGGTAGAATACATGATATCTTAATTGCTGAACCTCTTTTAAATGAATATAGTTATTCATATTCATTAGATAGTCTAGCTTATAAATATTTAAAAAAGCACAAAGATGATTCTGAAATGGAACGATACTTTGAAGAGTCAGGTTTAAAAATATCTAAAAAAGATAAAGCAGTGAGTAATTTATGGAAATTCCCTGCTTATGCTGTTAGGAAATATGGTAAAGAAGATACAAGATTAACCTTTGATGTTTTTCAAGAACAAAAACAAAGGTTGATAAATGAAGAATTAGAGGATATTTATAATTTAGAAATAGACCTTATTCCTCTATTGCTTCAAATGAGAAAACAAGGAGTTCGATTAGATATAAAAAAATTAGATCAATTAAAATACGAAATGGCTGATTTAAAATATGATATGCAGGAAGAAATTAATGATCTTGCAGGTTTTGAAGTTAATATAAATTCTAACAAGGACTTAGAAAAATTATTTATTCAACTGGGTTACCCAGTTCATTATGGGGAACCCACTGAGAAAATGTTAGAACGAGGTATTTTTAGAGGGAACCCTAAATTTGATCAAGCTACACTAAAAAAGTTAAATAATTTTTTATCTAATAAGATTTTAGAATTAAGACACATTTTAACATTATTATCCTTGTTTATCATACCATATCCAGATCTATTGGTAGGAGACAGACTTCATTGTAGATTTCATCAACTTAAAAGTGATGAGTATGGAACAGTTAGTGGAAGATTCTCTTCTACTAAACCAAATCTACAACAAGTTAGTAAAATACAAGAAGAATCAAATCATGAATTATTAAGGGGTAAGATTATAAGAAAATTATTTATACCTGAACCCGATTGTAAATGGTTAAGATTAGATTGGAGTCAAATTGAGTATAGATTGATTGCCCATTATGCAATTGGACAAGGATCTAATTTTATTAGGGAAAGATATATTTCTGATCCGAATACTGATTATCATACAGAATTAGGTAAAATGACGGGTATTGATAAAAGAGAACTTGTAAAAAAATTAAATTTTGGGGCTGCTTATGGAATGGGGATTAAAAAAACGGCAAAGGTATATGGATGGAATTTAGAAGAGGCCGAAACAATTTACAAAATGTATCATAAGAAAGTACCTTTTATAAAAGAGACTAGTTATAAAGTTTCTAATAAAGCAAAAAAGAGAGGATACATTAAGACATTGTTAAATAGGCGGGCTCGTCTCTTAGATCCCAAGAAAGGGTATGTAATGTTTAATAGATTAATCCAAGGATCCTGTGCAGACTTGATGAAAAAAGCCATGGTGGATTCTCATAAGGCCGGGATATTTAATATATTATTTCCTCATTTAACTGTGCATGATGAAATGGCCTGTTCTTTCCCTATTAATAAAGAGGGTATCGATGCCGGGAATGAATTAAAATATATTATGGAGACATGTGTAAAATTAAAAGTTCCTATCATAGCAGAAATGGAGATTGGGGATAATTGGGGTGAATTAAAGGAAGTAAAAAAATTAACATTGGATAATATTTAGGAGACAAATTTATGAATAATAAGGGTATTCTTAGTCTTATCAAATTAAATAAATTACATCCCCCTGAAAAGATTAATTTTAGGTTTAGGATATTTTTTATAGAAGTGGTGTTTGATTATAGATCATCGAATAATTTTTGGGGTAGGTTCGGAGGAGGTTGGAATTGGGAATTAGGTTTTCAGTTAGGAGGATGTACTCTATTAATAAATCTTTTAATTTTCTCTTTAAAATTTTCATATATAAAAAATAAAATCAAAAATAAGGCAGGTAAAAAATGAAAGAAAAAAATTGTTTAATTACGACAAGTTTATTAAGTTCTATTAGTTGGTTTTTAACGGCTCCTAATATAGTTATTTCAGAAGAAAGGGGTGGGGATGGAAAAACTACCTGGAAAGAAAAAGCTGAATTGGATTTAAAAAAATTATTATCGAGGGAGAAAGATTCATTCCCAATTGAGGCTCAACGAGGGGTAAAATTTGAAAAACAAGTTTATAAATGGGCAAATAATATAAATAATATCCCTAAAACATATTCAGAAAATTTTATAAACGTATGTAAAGAAGTAGAAGGTTTCCAGTTCTTCAAAAAAGGGGGTTTAAAAATTAAAGTAAATAATGATATATGTTATTTATATGGGAAATATGATGCCTATAAATTAAATTGTTTAAAGGATATTAAAACAACAAAAGAATATAAACAAAATAAATACTTAAATACTTCGCAACATTTGATTTATTGTTATATTACGAAGATAAATTATTTTGAATATATTATTGTTGAGTGGAAAGAATACCCTGAAATTAAAAATATTTATAAAGAAATATATATGGTAAATGACTGGAAAGAATTAGAAGACGAAATAATAAATTTATTGACTGAGAGTATTAATTTTTTAAAAGACTACCAGTTATGGGACCTCTATAAAGAAAAATTTTGTTTGTATTAAAATGAGGTTATAAATGTTATTAATTGAAGATAGGGAACATCAGAAAGAAGCATTTGAATTTATTACAAGCTTATTTAATCAGAATATTAATTATTTCGCATTGTTAATGGAACAAGGTACAGGTAAATCTAGAATCATAGTTAATATTTCAAAATATTTATACAATCAGGATCTTATAAATTGTGTTATAATTATTTCTACAAATGCCTCAAAGAAACAATGGGGTATGGAGGAATTCCCGAAACATTTTTTAAATAGAGAGGACTTTAAAGTTATACCGAAATTAAAAAGACCTTTTAAAATTTATATTTGGAAAGGGGGTAATACAAAAAGTGATAGACAGAATTTTTTTGATATAGTTAATAAAGGGAATAAATTGAAGGTTTTTATTTTTAATATAGAAGCGTATACTTTTGATTCAATAGAACCTTATGTTAAATACCTCATGGAAAAATTCTTAAATAAGATTTTTGTTGTCGTTGATGAATCCACAAAAATTAAAAATGGTAGGAGAAAACCAAAAAGGGGTAAGAGAGGAGGAGCACAAAGGACAAATAGAATTTTAGATTTTTTTAGTCATAAGAATTTTTATAAATCTATTTTAACAGGTACCCCCACACCGAGGTCGCCTTTTGATTTATGGAGCCAATATGAATTCTTAAAAAAAGATTTTTTTAAGATGGATTATTTCTTTTTTACTCATAGGTATGGGATTCAAATAAAAAGAAAGACTAATAATAATAAATATTACAATACTGTATTGGATGAAAAAACTTTTTATAAAATAAAAGGGTGTTTAAAAAAAGAATCAATCATAACTCCTATGTTACTAGAGATTCTTTCTGATAAGTTTTCAATGAGCGTAGAAAACATTATTAAAATTAATTCAATGACAAAATATTACGCTTATAAAAATTTAAAAGAATTAAAAAATGCAATGTCTAAAGTTACTTTTTTTAAAAGGAAAGAAGAATGTTTAGATTTACCCCCTAAAATTTATGAGACATTACATGTGGAAATGTCTAAAGAACAAAGGAGGATATATAACGATTTAAAAAATAAGTTGTATTCAGAATATGCAGGGGAGGAATTAACTATACCTAATAAAGTAACCCTCTATTTAAGATTACAGGCTATAACAGGGGGTATATTCCCATACGTAGAATTTGATATTAAAGAAAATCTATTAGGGGAAGAATCTTTTGAGAGGGTGCCTAAATTTAAATATATAAACCCTAATGCAAAATTAAAAGTATTACTAGACGATTTAGAAGAGGTTCCTGATTACTCCTATGGAATAATTTGGACCAGATTTAGGGCAGAAATTGATCTAATTGAAAATGAATTATTAAAAAATAATTACACTTGCAAAAAATTTTATGGGGGGTCTGAGGATATTGTTATAGATCAGTTCAAAAACGGGGAGTTTCAATGGTTAATTGCTAGTTCTCAAAAAGGGGCAGAAGCTTTAAATCTTCAAATTGCAACGATACAATATTTTTATAGTAACCGTTTTAAATCAGATGAGCGTCTTCAATGTGAAGACCGATCTCATAGGTACGGTCAAGAAAACCCTGTTTTATATAAGGATCTAGTTTGTACAAATACAGTTGATGAAAGGATCCTTATGGTTTTAAAAAGACAAGAAAATTTAATTGATTATTTTAGGAGAAAACCAACAGAAAATATATTTGGAGAAATAAATGACGGAGAGTAGACTCTATCAAGATTATATAAAAGGTTTTTTATGTAAATATAATATTTATTTTTATAGAATGGAACATTTTAAAATTCCGGATATTTATTGTTGTAAAGATAATCAAATAACCTGGATTGAATTAAAAACTATAGATAAATATAGAAAAAATATTATTAAACCTGATTGGAGACCGGGTCAATTATCATGGATACAAGAACATACCTTATTAGGGGGGAATAACTCTGATATGTTTTTTCTTTGTTTATGGTATATAAATGACATATATTTTTTAAGGCCTAAAGAATTTTATAAGTCTGAAGAATTAACTCATTCAGATAATATAAAGTATGAGTTGATAAAAAGACTTTCATAAAATAAATTTTAAAAAAGGAGTATATAAATGGATAATTTAGATCACTTGAGTAATGAAGTAAATCCGGTAAAAGAGGATAAATTAGTTTTACTAACAGATTTATGTTTACTTTATAAATCTCTTGAAAAAGAAATTTCAGAAATAGAGGAAAAATTAAAAAGTAAAAAAGATCAATTATTACGAGTGTCGAGGGAAAATATTCCTTCTATATTAAATGAGCTTTTAGTCTCAGAAATAAAATTATCAACGGGGGAAAAAATAGAGGTAGAAGACAAATTACAAGCCAGTATATCAAATAAAAATTATTTTGAAGCGTATCAAAATATGATATTAAATGAAGGAGGGGACGAATCTGCCAAGGAAAAAATTAACACACTTTTTAAAACTCAAGCTGTTTTAAATGATTCTGACGAAGAAACTTTAAGTATATTAATTGAAGAGGGTATTGGTTATGATTTAAAAAGAACCATACATCCCCAGACATTAAAAAAATACTGTAAGGAACTTTTAGAATCAGGTAAAGCAATCCCACAGGGGATCTCAGTATTTCAATATCAAGAAACGAAAATTAAATAAAGGAGGGAAAATAGTATAAATTTAGATTCAATAAATAATTAGGAGAAAAGAAATGTCAGAAGAAATAACAACTTTTACAATTAATCAAAATGAATTAGAACTCGTAGATACAACTATGTTTGAGGGAGAGTCCTCAGGATTTGAAGGGACTTCCAGTGAAACATTTAAAACACCTTTTCTAAAAATATTACAAGCATTAAGCCCAGAAATAGATGAAGGTAATTCTAAATATATTCCGGGGGCAAAGATTGGAATGTTTTGTAATTCTGCAACTCAACAACTTTATAATAAAATAGAAGTTGTAATACTAAAAGTGGAACATTCTCTAATTGTTTGGAAACCAAAGAGAGGAGGTTTTGCCGGTCGATACAATAAAAGTAAAGAGGATGAAATTGTTTCTAAAAGACAAGGGGTTAAAAAATGGGACACAGAAGGAAATGAGGTTGACGATACAATTGAATTATTTTGTATGAATATAAAAGACCCTTTGGATTTGTTTATATTGAGTCTATCAAGAACTTCTTTTAAACATGGTAGAACTTTTGCAACAAGGCTTAGAAATTTAAAAGCTAACGGAAAACGGATAGATGCTTCTTGGGCAGGGATTTGGGAGATATCTCTTGTAAAAGAATCTAATGAGGAAGGGTCCTGGTTTACAATAGGGTCAACCCCAAAATTTCAAAGGTTTATATCTAAGGAAGAAAAAGAACAATATATCACTCCAGCAAGGAAAATACTTGAATCAGCAGAAATTGACTATTCTATGGTTGAAGGAGAGTCTAATGAATTAGGGGATGAAGATGAAACCTTTTAATTTAAACGTGACGAGGATTTAATTAATCCATAGGGGGTGTTACCCTCATAAAGGGGTAACACCTTTGTCACGTTTAAACTATATAGTAAAAATGTAATTTATGATATTTTAATGTATTTTTAAATGTAAAAACACCAAGGAAGACATAATGGAAGAATTACTAAAGGAATTAACAGAATTAGTTTATAGGTTAAGGGAATACCCCAGTATTTTAGATAAGAAAGCTATCTTAAAAAAATACCCTCATTTAAAAGGAGTTTTAAAATGGGTTTATGACCCGGGAAAAAAATTTTATATAACGGGAAAGCAGCTACAAGATAATTTTTATATGTTTGAATCAAATGAAACGAATCTTAATATTTATCAATTGTTTGACCTGATAAGTAAAAGAGAGGTAACAGGTAACTTAGCAATCTCATATTGTCTATCTTTTATTAAAAAATATATACAATATAAAGATATCCTTTTTTTAATATTCAATAAAGATTTAAGATGCGGTATTTCTGTTAAAACTATTAATTCCGTTTTTTCTAAGCTTATACCGGAATTTAATATTCCCCTTGCAAATGATTACAACCCTAAAAAACATAATATTTTCAATAAGGAATATTTAGTTAGTAGAAAATTAAATGGTCTTAGATGTTTATGTTTTTTAGAACCAAATAAAATAACCTTCTTATCAAAAAAAGGGAAAGAGTTTTGGACCTTTGGCATTATTGAGAAAGAGTTAAAAGAGAAATTTGATATACCTAAAGAAGGTCTTGTTTTAGATGGGGAAATGTGTATATTTAAAAATGGGATTGAATACTTTCAATTAATAATCAGAGAATTTAGGAAAAAGAATCATACAATTAGTCATCCTTTGTATTATGTTTTTGATATGTATACAATGAATGATTTTAAAAAAGGGAAAGATTCTTTTTTAAATTATAAAACAAAATATAGAATAATACAAAATTTATTTAAAAATTATATTTATATAAAACCCCTAGAGCAAAGGGAATTAATCTCAGGTAAACAATTAGAATTCCCCATTGAATGGGAAGGACTTGTTTTAAGAAAAAATGAATCTTCATTATTCAAAAGAACAGATAATCTATTGAAAGTGAAAAATTTTGAAGAAGAAGAATTTAAAGTACTAGATATTGAAACTTCTACTATAATGGTTGAGGGTGAAAGAATAAATTCTTGTGGATCTTTAATTATAAAATATAAGGGGATCTATGTTGGGGTTGGTAGCGGTTTAACTCAAGATCAGAGAATTAATTGGTTTCAAAATCCTGAAGATATTATTGGAAAAATAATTACAGTAAGGTATACAACAACTTCTGAAAACAAAAAAGGAGAAAGTAGTTTAATTTTCCCAAGGTTAAAAGGTATTAGAGATGGATATTAAGATTACAATAAACTTACCTAATAAAATAATCCTTTGGTGTGCTGCAATTGAGTTATTTCATTTAGATAAGAATTACTATATTGAAAATAAAATGGGGATTAAACAGGTTTATAAAGCATTAAAAAAAGAATTAATAAAAAAGGTAGAACTACAATCTTTAAGACAAGGTAAAGAAGTTTTGTTTTATATAACCTTGTCTATTACTATTCAAAAAGGTTTTATAGAAAAAGATTATAAAATTTTATTTAAAGTAAGGAGTTTAAACAATGAAAAAAAGACAACTTAGTATCTTAAGATTAATAATGTTTATAATAGTATTCTCAATAAATATTTTATTTATAATAAGTATCTTTCAAACAAACTCATTAAAAAATAATCACCCAGATATTTGGATTAAAATATTTTTAATTTGGTTATTAGTTTCTAATACTATTTTACATAAGTTATTAAATCAATATAAAACTAAAAGTGATTTTCATTATGTAGATACTTTATATAGGATGAACAAGGGTAAAAAAAAGTAAACTTCATTAAACCATTTCTTTATCTTTATGTCTTATGTTACAAATTTTTTCTTGGGCAATAATTCTTCCTTTAATATTGCCCAAAGTTTTATTTATATCACTCATTTTTTTATTTATATCATCTATTTTTGTAAAAAGTTTTTCTGTTTCTTCTTTTCTACCAATCCTCTCCTGTTCACCTGCATCTTTTAAGTATTTTAAATCCCTTCTATAAAGACTTGTTAGTACCCCTATAACAGCCAATACTAAGGGGGAGATAATAAATTGAATAACTAGTTTTATAATACTTTCAGTCATTTCTTTATCCTTATGATATTTTATTTTTTACTAAAGAAGATAATAGAGTTTCATCTGTTGATTTTAAACCCTCAAATTTATAAAAACTTGTTAAGGGGTTTTCAACGTCTTGTGTTTTTATTCGTATAATATCGTTAAATGTATTATAATATAGATATAATATATCTCCTTCTGAAACCTGTAAATTATTAAAGGTCAATTTGGTCCCAATTTGTTTATTAATTATCTGTTGTATATCATTACATGAAATTTCAGGAAAAATAAACACGGGGGGCCTATACATTACTCCATAGGGATAAAAACATTGACAAGTTATTAAACCCGTGTTAAACTCATAACCAAATTCTTTTATTAATGACCCGTAGACCCATTCATAATGTATCATTGAAGAAGGTTTATTCTTAATAGGTAAACTTTCTAATGTACTACGTGGATAAAGGGGGTTTATGGATCCTTCTGGTAAATAATCCTTATATATATCTGATCCTACTGTATCGGTAGTCCCTGATATCCTACCTCCAAAAACATCCCTATTAGATAAATCAGTAGTTATAAAATTATCAATAGTTATTTCTGTATCTTCCTCTGCACCATAGGCCAATAAATAACCACCGGTACTTAATTGTTCTTCCCCTCTGGGTAAATAAATTTTTAAAGTGTTGTTAGAATTATTTTTTTCAATTATACTGGCATTAAATACAATATTATTTTCAGAATCCGTTCTAACCATACAAATCTTATAAGAATTTTCACTTTCTCTAACTTCAAAATTTAACCCATCATAATTACTAGGATGACGATCACCTTTCTTTATACAGAACTCATTGTTTTTGATGGAGACCCCATAAGAATCTGCATCAACTCCTCGTGAAGTATCTAATGATATTTTTTTGATAAGGGTCCCAGTAGATGTTTCTATATGAGCATAGTATCCTTTGTCCCTATAAGGTCTAAGGTCTAAATTAGTTTTTACAATAACATCTTTTCCCACCCCATATGTCCACCATTTACCGGATGTAATAGTACCAGAATTTACTGCTAATCCTATATCAATATTATTAACATCGAAATTAACATGTATAGTTAAAGTATTATCCCCATTATCATCAATTTGAAGGATGGACCCTTCCAATGTTGGAGGAGATTCTCTAATATATGGAATGCAACCTTTAGAAGTTTGTGATTTAGAAATATTATAATATTCACCTAAAATACTATCATAAGATCTAAAATTTATTGTGTCTCCCCATTCAACTCTAGGTTTATATAATTCTTCACCGGTTCCTATACCTCCAGCAAAAATAAATCCTGGATAAGTAAAGATCCCGAAGTCAGTATGCTTATCTTTAATAATCCACCCATAATCTACATAATCCTCATATGGTAATATACTTTGATAGTTCTCTTCTACACTTGTTATTAAAAATCCTATAAAACCCTCCCAACGAATTGAAGAAAGAGTAAAAGTTTCCTTATAATCAGTTTCTTTAGATTCTTTAAGATATATATATTTACCAACTAAAAAATCCCCACTGTCTTCTTTAATAATTTGACAACCCCTATAATAATTCCCCTGGGATGAAGTTTTTGAAGAGCTCATTGAGGTTGTTTGTAGTCCAAAAGTTTTAGTATCATAAGCTAAAAAAGCGGGGATCATTTTGTGATAGATTAATAAGGGGATCCTTTTTAATATAATATTGTTTAAATAAATTTGTTCATATTTATCAAAATTATCTTCCCCTGAGACTAATGATGTAAGATCCTTCCATTGTAAAAAAAGTTTTGATTCTTCAAAAAGGATTTCTGAAGAATTGAAATACCCTCTACCATCATTACTCTTAGGTATATAAAAAAATGAATCTTCACCATTTTTAAAGGGGTTGTATTTTGGATGGTTTTGAGATTCTTCCTCATCGAAACTATAATGGTCAATCTCTTTAATAATATGTCCAATTCTAAAATCCGTTTTATATGAACTTGAAAATTTAATATACTCTTCCCCTAAAGATTTTATATAAAGGTTAGAAAAACTATTTCTCAGATCTGAAAAATTTACCTCTTTATATGCATATACACCAAATACATCCGTCAAATCAGAATATTTCGTAGATCCCCCTGTTAATGAACTCCCCTTATTTAATAATAAATTTCTAATTGGTTTAATACCTCCATACCAAACAAAAGCAGTAGCTCCATATTTTCTATCTATTAGTAGTACATCCCTTTCGTTATTGTTAGCTCTTTTCTTAAAGTTCTTTATTAAATTATAATCATTTAATTTTAACCAAGAAGAATCTTGTGAACAACCTGAGATGGACTCTGAAGAATATTCTTTAAAAGTATCATTTATAATTATTACATCAAAAAAATCAGCTATATCTTCCCAAGTAGAAAAACCTGAGTATGTATCATTTAAGATACCCTCTATTGACCCATATGACCCTAGGGAACTTCCAGTCTCAATAACCCCATCCCAATCCCCTGTAATTATAACATTATCATAATATATATCCTCAAGGGTTTTTAGTTCATATTCAATAGAATCTTCGTCTAAAATCCTTGAATTAGGTTCAATAGGGTTCAAGTCATTGTCCCTAACAGTTTTACGAAACCCATAAATTAAAATTTTCGGTTTAGATATATCTAGTGAACTATATAGAGCTTTTTTACCATTTATACTATTATAAGTATTTTCGTCTGAATTAATCAATATAGTATTGTCAGGATCAATAAAACCATTAATAGCTTTTATAGAAGTGTTCCCCCCTACCTCATATATCATATTTAGATTTATAGTAGGGGAAAATATCTTGTCTTCTAAAAATGTTCCAAATGGTTTTATCCTATAGTCCCATCTCCACCGGGTACACTCAGGGATTATATAATAATCTAATTTTTTTACAAGGGTATAATTACAACCAAGTTCTGAAATACTCCCCGTTTTTAATACAAAATTTTCATTTCTTCTATACAATAAACCATGTATATAAGAATCTTCAGGATTTAAAGTTTTAGGCCAACCATAGGTATCTACCCCTTTTTCATAATAATAAACATTTAAACTTTTTCCTGATTGATCTGTTAAAAAATAAATATAAGTTTTCCACTTCCCTTTACCGATACTTGTTACATCCCATTCTTTTTGTTCTACTAAATAATCTTCCCCTGCCGTTAAATCGTTTGTTGTAGGGTCTTGACTAATTTGATAATCTTTAGAAACAGGGGTTGGGTTAGGAGAATTAGGGTCAGTCCAATATAATCGTGTATAACCATAGGAGGCATAATAAATTTGATTAGTTATCTGATATGTAGTAACTTGATTATCAATAGTAATATAGTACCCTATAATATTTTCAGGGAATTGGTAATTGACTTGTAAATAATAGCCTGCATAATAATCTCCTGTCCCTTCGTATTCTGTTGTCCATCCTGTACCCTCAATAATTTTTACTACATCTAATAATGTCAATGAAGATAGTTGAATAGAATCCCCCTCATTACCTCCTATTATATTTTCATTTATGGGGTTTTGAGATTTTACAAAAGTATTTACCCCATTACCTGCATGAAATAACCGGTCTTTAGAAGTATCTTCTAATTTAACAAAGTCCTCAGCCATATATCTTTTGTTATGCGTATAACCGTTTTCTAACCAAACGGAATTAGTATTAATTTTAGTCGCTCCTATATCTGTAAAAATTATCCACGCACAATTAAAATCTAAATAGGAATAAGGTAGATAATCAGTAAGGAAATTATAAGCATCCTCGCTTATACCTGAATTTTTATAAAAAATACTAGAATCACGAGGTGAAAACATTAAAGTATAAGTACTCCCGTAATAAAGTATTTCACCTGTATAGTAATCTACAACATTTTCATTAAATGTATAATCTAAAGATCTAATTTCATTTGAAGGATTATAAAATATATAGGCCCCTTCAAATTTTCTTAATATAATTCCATATCTATCGTAAGAACTTTGTGAAAAACTATCTTCATATCCAGTATCTGGTAAACCTATAGTTTTATTATTATAATAATTACCCGCCATGATCATATCATAAAATAACTGGTCTTTTTTCATATTAGTTGAGGTAATCTTATCTTCTATACCATCCGAAAATCTTGTTAATAATAATCCATTAACAATATTTGATATAATAGATTTAGAGGTATATGGGAAACCTAAAAATAATAATTTAACCATACCAGAACCGATTGATATTTTTCTTAAATTTTTTTGTTCAACTAGATAATACCAATCTAGAATATTAAATTGTTTTGTAACAATATTTGTAGTATCTAAATAACATTGTAAATTAAAAGAAACATAATTCCGGTATCTTTTATTAATCTTTTGTATAAAATAAGGGTAAGATTCTTCTTTATCAATATTTGCATTTATATTTATTAATCCTTTTTCAGCTTTATACCATGAGTCTAAAAGATAATAAGAATTGTATTCAACTATATCTACTATATTCTCAAGAAAACTTTCAACAGCTTCCCAAAAATATATCCCATTATCATAATAATATTTCTCATAAATAATATAAGAATAACCAGAACCAATAGTTGTATTCCCAGAAAAATAAATTATATTTTCTTCATTCCCTGTTATGACTAATAAAGGACCCTCGTTAATAGAAATACAATATCCCGTCCATTCATCATAAACCCAACTTTTAGATGAATCTAAAAGAAATCCTTCCTCCGTACTATCACTAGTATCATTAGAATCTGTATTCGATAAATTAGTCCCTAAATTAAATATAGAGGTATATAAATTATCTAAAATAACCCCGTCAAATCCTAAGGAGGGTTCATTATTAATTATATATTTTTGACTAGTTAAACTATCTTCGCCATAATCAAAAGAAAAAGAATAATATGATCCCGGGTAATTATCTACTATCTCATAACCGAATACCCCTATTTGACTATTATAAGAAAAATACAATGTATTAGAGGTATTACTAGTTATTAATATAGGGATAAGTCCATTTATTCTTACGTAGTATCCTACCCATTCATCTACGATCCAATTTTTTGAGCTATCAATTAATTGCACAGTAGTAATATTGTCACAGGTTGTATTACTATCTAGTTCTTCATTATTAATTATTTTATACCAGTTTATTGTCAATGGTACTACACTTTCTACTATACCTATATAATAATCACTCCATTGATTTAATGTCCAAACTTTATCATTATCTATTAGGGTAGCAATCTTTGTATCATCGTCTACAGAAATATCTCCGGTACCAAAATCCCAAATTCCCATTAATCTATTTAATATATATATATTAAACCAATTTCTAAAGTTATTATTATTGATATCAAAAATTACCTTTTCTCCATTTTCATAATAACAATAAGAACCATCATAATCTTTGATAAACCAATTTTCAGAATCTGGTATAATTGAATTTGAGTCAATTATGGTAGTAGTTTCATTAATAATTAAAGATAATTTCTTTAACATAGGATTTATTAATTTATAAACACCTGAATCATTATAAAACTCTATTGAATCTAAACTAATTCCTTGAAAATCTATACGACCAAGTTTTTTAGATTCTACCCCCCAGTTTAAAAAAGATTGAGAGTCATTGTAGTCTTGTAAATATTCTTGATTATATCTTTTTTGAAAACCCTCTAATCCTATGAAAGAAGATTTTAATAGAAATTGGATATCTCCTTGAGATAATTGTTTATAAACCAAACTATAAAAGTAATCTTCTAATATCCCCCAACTGTTATAATCCTCATAGAAATATCCCAATGATCCGTCTATATACCCTTCGGATTGAGTTATTTTATCTAAAAATAAAGGGTCAGAATTTTCACTTTTCACACCTATAAAGTTTACGGAAGCAACCCAAAAATGATACCCTGTCCATTTTTCAAGATTTTGTGTAATATGAACATCTGTTGTATCTGAAGTTTGGAAAGTATGTAGGGGGGAATATTTTCCATAACTCACAATATAATACGCAGCCCCTATAACTTGATCCCAAGATAAATAAGCACTCCCGTCGCTTTCTAAACGAAACCCCCTCAAATTGATTGGAGGATTTAAAACTTCTACTTGATAATCTTTTAGTATAGGATATAATATTTTATCAATACAGATAATTTCTATAGTGGAACTTTTTAATTGTTTTGTTAATTCTATAACTTCAAATGGTTGTAATATTAATCCTTCTTCTTTCAAAGATATAGTTATAGTATCTCCTACATCTATATCATGATAATCTAATAGTTCTAATTCTAATGATAGTTTAAACTGTGTAGCCTTAGAAATTACTTTTATCCCTATTGCCCCCACCCCTGAGGATATTTTAATAGGATAATCTGAGTAATCAGCGTAATATATTTTATCATTTTCTACTATAACATAACTTTGTTGTCCTGCCTTTGTACACCCAGAAAAATATATCTTCGTCTTATTATTACCTAATATTTTAAGGACTATTTTATTGTTAGGGTCCCCAATAAAAACAAATTTCTCTCTCCAATAATTTATTTCCCAATCTTTTGATGAATCTTCTAAAACAGTGCTAGAAGTATCAGTTGATATCCCAGATTCCCCTATGGAATTCTCAATCGTAGAAACTTCCCCATCATTATCATAGTTAATACTAAAAGAATAGTATGGAGTATCAGATACTTCTTTATCAATTGTATAATTTAATATATAATCATCAATAATATCGTAACCATAATCACCTAGAAAATTTTCATAGTATTTTACAAATACTTTATTATTTTTAATCGTTATATAACCACACTCTAATAATAAATCTTGTATAAAATTTAAGGGGGTAATTTTGGTTTCTCTTATAACCTCACAAGAACACTGTACAGAATTTCCTTCCCAAAACTCTTTTAATACTTTGAATGAACCTATATCTATATTTCCTGGTTTTAAAAAACGTTTTAAAATATTTAATTGATGTTCTGCCGGAGTAGCTTCATCCCCTGCATACACTAATTCACCAACATAACCGTCTTGATAATGATATACAAGGTCATCAGAGGATAATAATTGTATAATAGACTCAACACATGATACCTCTAACATACAATTTTCTTTCCGTACAATGTTATCAACGACCCCCTCCCAAATTATTAAATCATCGTAGGTAATTTTTATAGGAATTTTTGAATAGTCTTCCCTAAATTCATAAATCAAAGAATTTTCTAATTCTAATGAGAATATCTTTTCTTCATTAAATACATTTAGAGTAACACTATTAGTTAATAAATTTGACCCTCTACCAACGGTTTTAGAAATTTTAGTTTCAACATAAACCAAAGGGGTTATATTTATATCATTTATATAATAGTTTAACATTTTAAACCTCATACAGTTCTAAAGAACAATTTAATTTTAGGGTATTACCTAAAGTGTTTAAGGCTTTTTCAAAATGAAGTCCCTTAGATTTATCAATGATATATTGCTTATAGGATATTTGATTATCAGTAGATAAATAAATATCCCCTTCAGATTCAAACATATCCTCTAAACTAAGTTTTTCGAGGTTTGTTAAAGCGTTATCTTCCCCACTCCATGATAAAGATAACTTATTTAAAAATCCTTTTACAATCATTTTACATTTTAAAGTATTAGTGGTTAAAAAAGTAGAATCTACTGGTACTTTATCATAAGATAAACTTATCGGTACACTAATATCAAATTCTATATAACTTTGATTTACTAATACTCTAGAATATTCATAGGCACCTAGATCTCCCCCTACATCTGACACATTAAGACAAGGACTTAAAAGTAAATCATCCCCAAAACCATTATATTTGGAACGTAATCTAAAATCTTCATAAGATATAAAAAGGGGGTTTATACGTAATACAACGTTTTCTGTTTGTAACGTAGGGGACCCCTGTATTTTTCCTATACATGTATATGATATATCTCCGTCACTTCCATAAAGATCATAAATATTATTCCTATATATAATACTATTTAATATTGTTAATGATAAATTACTAGAATTAATTGTATGGATTCCATACTGATTATTAGATATCGTACAATGATCCAATGAGACTGTTTTATTTTCTGATCCAGTACAAAATATCCCACTATGATCATTTCCATATATTAAACAATGATCTAGATTGAGTTCTCCTTCTGACATATATATACCATTTCCATCTATTTCCCCATCATTTATACTATTCTTTATAATTGTATTATATACATTCACGGTACCTGATGAATTCTTTTGTAACCCGTATCTATTTGAAGCATCTATAATAACATTTTTTATTGTTCCATCTATAGCATCTATCCCAGTAACCTGTCCAGTATAAGAACTATCAATTTGTATTTCTACATTTATTAGTTTCCCCCCATTTTGGATTCTTGTCATTAATATTTGATTAGATAAATTAGTATCAATTCTTAAAACTGGTTTTTGACCCTCAACCCCTTGTAAAACAATCCCATCAAGGTCAAAGAATAAATCTAAATAATCCCCAGTATAATAGTAATTAGAATCTAAAATTGTTATGATATATTGATCAGAAAATAACATATCTTTAGCATATTGGATTGTCCTATAAGGGTGATTCTCTGTACCATCAGCCAATGTGTCATCGGAACCCTCCCATGACACATAAACACTATTTATTTCTGAATGTTCTTCAATATCCTCAAATTCTAAAGAACTTGATGCCCCTAAAATATAAAGAGGTGTTTCATCCCAAGACTCTAAAAAACCATATCTAAAATAATATTTATACTCTGCCATATTCTATCGTTCCTTTTGGGAAAATAAATTTTTCCCTGCATATCTGGCTTGTATTTTTAATTCAGGAAGAACACTACTTAATACAAAATCCTTACTTAAAACATTCCCTGTTATATTTTGATTAACAATAACGGGTTGTTGCGGAGTTACTTTTTCACCGGGGTTATCGTTCATACTTTTAATTAAATCCAAATTTGCCAATGTAGATCGTTCATTTATCACTGCTTCTTTAGATCCTACCAAAGCAGGGAAATGATCGGAAGGAGTAAAACCTGTCATGGAGGTATATTCAGGGGTCCTTCCTTTTTGATAAGATGGTAATTTAGTTTGTTGTATTTTGGCTATTTGTACCCCCGTGGCAGCAGCGGAGATCCCTGTAAATACCCCAGCTAATACAGGGTTCCATCCATAGACAGCCCAAATTTTCGTTATTGATTCTGCAGCATTCATAATAGCGTTGGCATAAGCAAGAGCTTTACCCAAAGAAAACAATAATTTATTCCTTGACTGCATTAAAGTGGATGCTTGTCCAAAAACTTCTTTAGTAGATTGTATTTGAACACTATCTAGTTTTAATCTTGCTCTACTAACAGCAATATTGGATTGCATTATTTTATTATCTGATTCCTGAGCAGCTAGGATCTTTTTATCTTCATACGCTTGCATTAACTCAGTTTTATCCTTATATAAACTAGTATTTAGAGCGTTTATTTTTTCATATTGTAACTGTTCCCTGATTAAAGAAGCCTCATGAAATTTGTTTATATATTCATAATAAGTTATACGGTTATTCATTTCTTGTTCATATGCTTTCCTTAGATCCTCAACTTTATCTTCTTCACTTTTTAAACCTCTGATTATATTACTTCTTTTTGATTCCCTTCCTCCCGATTCAATTTCCTTATCTAATGCTAAATATTTTTTATATAATGCCCAAGAGGCTTCTTCATTTTGTTTTAAAGATCTTGTATAATCATCCATCAATTTTTTTCTGAATAATGTAAAATCACCAGTATCTTGTAAAAGTTTAAAAGCATCTACGATATCTTTAACTCTTTGAATTAATGATTCTATTATAAGTTTTGCTCCTTCAATCCCAGCAGCTAAATGATTTAGAACATACCCCACCCCTTTTATAACAGTTTCCCAAAGTGAAAATTCTTCCCTTCCCTCCTTAGAAGTATCAGTCCACTCTAAAAATATATTAACAAGGTTATCTATAGCGGGGGTTAAAATTTTACCAGCGGTATAAGCCATATCATCCATACGAGCCTTAGCAACTTGTAATTTTTCCCCTAGTGTCAAAGTTTCATTACCAATCTTATTAACCAATTCCCCTCCCGCTTTCATAGTTGCATAAAAGAAAGCTTGAGATTTTTCAGATTCATTTAGTTGATTTCTAGTCTTACCGAGTTGGGTTGCAAATTCCTCTTGATATTTTGCTGCCGTTGCCGAACTAATACCAAGGTTGTCTAAGATCTGGATAGACCTACGACCAGAGGCTACAACAATATCATTAAACATATCCGCCGTCCTTTTCCCCTGAGACCTTGCCGAAGCCATAGCTATTTCCATCATTTTTGGTAAATGACCCGCAACCTCTTCTCCCATCAATTGAAAAGCTAAGTTAGAGGACCTCATAATATCCATATTAGATACAGTTCCCTTAGAGGCTGTTTTCATAGCCTCTAATAATCCGTCGGAACTCATTTCTGCAGTATTAGCAAGATTATGAAAAGAACCTTCGACTGACTCAATTTCTCCCGCTAAATTTACTAATTGTGTAACAGCTTCTACCCCCAAATATGCTAAAGCATATTGTTTAACTTTTTTAAAAACATTGTTCATAGATCCACCAGAACTCTTAACTTTTTTTTCCAATTTACCAATGATTTTTTCAGAATCTTTTAACTTTGCTTTTAGTTCTTTATTTTCAGCCTTTAACTCTAATAAGATTTCATTAGCACTTTTTTTTGCCATAATTTTATTCTTTACCTTCTTTTAGATTTTCACACCGTATTACATTTTGCTCTGTTGCTCTAATAAGTTCAAGATTGACCTGGGGTAAGGTTTTTTTGAATATTTCGGCATAGTTACAACCCCTTTCAAGGTACCAGGAAATGACGTGTCCTTCTGAGTATTGGAACCCTTTATCATTATCCCCATTGTTTTCATGAACTCTATCAAGTTTTTTTTTACAATATCAAAATTCATAATAAACAATAAGAATAATATATAAATAAATTCTGATGGATCCAACCATTTCAAATACTTCTTACAAAGGGAGGGTTTATGTTTTATTTTAATAACATTCTTTTTCTTTGAAACAAAAGCCCATTTACAAACAAATTTAATAGAGTCTTTTTTAAAATTAGAGTATTTTTTATTAGCAGTAAATATAGATATTTTCGATGACATTTTTTGTATGGTATCTAAATCTCTATAATTATCGCTATCTAAAAATTCAACGGTACCAAAAATATCGTAATATTTTAGGATCAATTGAGACATCTCTTTTAAGAATTTATCATGTTCAATATATAAGACGGATTTGATAATTAAAAATAACCCCTGTCTATTCTCTAATATCAGGGGCTTATCTCTTACAATATCTAAATCTAAAAATTGATCTTGAAGAAGCTCTGTTAATTTTATTCTTTTATCCTTATTCAACATGATCTTATGTATTAGGTGTATATCCTGTTTTAGGCCAACTAAAAAATGCAATTGAATCCTGATCCCCATACGTAGGATTATAAGGCCAATCTGGGTTAGTTGTTTGAGGATCTTCGTCCTTTTGTGCCATACCATTAAAAGGAACGGAAGCATAATTATCCCCCCCAAAAGTCAATTCTAAATCTTCAGCCGTAATTTGTAACCTTCTAATCCATAACCTCATTTCTCGTCCATTTTTATTTTTACCGATAAGAACAGCAGAGGGGTAAACAGCCGGAGGGGCTTCATGACCAAAAATAACCCTATTCCAATTATCGTCAGAATCATCGTATCTCCTTTGAGACACTAAGGCTATCGTTTCAGCTTGTAATTGTTTTAGTGTAGCTTCCAATGTAAATTCTTGATCAATAATATCTCTTGCTATTTCCGTCTTTGGGATACCCGATTTAAAAACTGCATAGGTGACCTTCTGTCTCCAAATTTTCTCAGCTTCTAAATAACCTATTCCCAACAACCCATTTCCATCGTGAAAATCTAAAAATAAAGCAGGGTCATGGAGAAACATGTAATTAACATTATTACCAAAATTATTGGTTTCAATATTTAAATCATTTGCCATCTTTTTCCTCCAAAACATTTTTTAAAAATTTGTGTACTTCTTCCGGACGGACAGATAAATCATCAATATAAAAATCAGCTACGGGTTTCCCCAAAATCAAGGTATCATATTCAATACCTGTTTCCTTAATTTGATCTTTAGTTAATTTTAAATGATTCCAATGTCTTCCTGTATATAAAATTATTTGATGACCTTCTTCTCTTAATTTTTTTATAACCCTCAATATATAAGAATTAACATGTTTAATTAGATAAGTTCCATTCTTATATTCAGTTATTAATATAGTATTATCAATATCGAAACAAAAAGTCATCCCCTTAATTGTTTCCTCTTGTCTTTTTCACAATTTAAAATTTTTCTATTTTTCATATTAGAAAAACATTTTTCAACTATTTTTACTTTTTCTGATAATTCAAAAAGTTCTTTGGGTTCGATAGACATTTTTTGATCAGAACCCCACATATTTTTGTTTAGAGTTATATGTTTTTCTATCCATCTAACACCTAAAGGTATACTTAATAAAGATAAATCTATCCCTAATTCATGGCCTGAATAACCTAATTCTTTTCCAGGATATTTTAGTCTTAAATTATTTATATATTCTAAATGTAGATCCTCTGGCTCTGTTGGATAACTAGCAACAGAATGAAATATAACGGAAGGATTACAAAGTTCAACGGCCTGTTCTATTTCTTTTTCCGTTGACATCCCTGTACTAATAATTATTTTTTCAAAGTTATTCCTACAAAAAACCAACAATTTTTTATCAGTTATCTTCGCAGAGGGTATTTTTACAAGATCGTTTTTTCCTTTCTCTGAAAAGAATTTAGCTGAATCAATATCCCAAACAGAAGAAAACCAAGAAACCCCATGTTCCCAACACATCATATCTATTTTACTATATGCAGATTTACCTAATTCAATTTTTTTCCTATAATCAATATAACTCATTCTTCCCCATGGAGTATCCCTGATTATATTTCTCATATGTCTAGGGGTTGATTTATCAGGATTTCTTTTTTGAAATTTTACATAACTAAATCCAGATAATGCAGCCAATTTAATTAGGTCTTCAATTATCTTCATATCTGCAATATGATTTAAACCTATCTCAGCTATTAAATTTATCACTATCTTTTCTCCAATAAAACATGAACCCAATTTTTATATGATATGAAAAATACTTTTTTCATACAATGCTTTCTTACGAACCTATTGAATATTTTTTCCCATTGTTGACTTGTTTTTATATTTATATGTAAAGCTCCCAAACCTTGTTCTTCCCAATATCTATCTTGAAAAACTGGGTTAGTAGATATTTGGTGATAAATATACCTTTTAGAAATTCTATACTGTTCTTCTAAAGTCCTTTCTTCTAATTCAACAGGTATATGTTCTAACCCGTCTAAATGTAATACCATATCAAAAGATCTTTCTTTAAAAGGTGTCTTATGACAAGAACAAATTATAACATCAACCTTATGATCAATCTGCATAATTATTTTTCCAGCTATATCTATCCCGGTCAATTTTAAATGGGGATAAGTTTCTGTTAAATATTTTGAATAATATCCTCTTCCACACCCAACATCCAATACAGTTTCTATTTTAGAAAAAGTTTTCTTCATTACCTTTCTTACTTTCTTGTTCCCTCGTATATCAGTAATAGCTTTATCTTGTCTATTACCATATTCAAGATCTTGTTTATAAACTCTATTGTATTTGGTTTGTTCTCTATCTACAATTTTTCTTATGTCCATGTAATCTGCCCTTGTTTGATTTTACCTGTTATAATGTTGTTTAAAACTTCCATTATAAAATTATCAGTTTTTAAATGTCTATTCTCATTAAATAACTTTTTAAAAAACCTTGCATTATCTTTAAAATTATGTCCGTCTTCTACTTTATTGGCATTTATTCTGTTCCCTTGTTTAACAATCTTAGGGGGTAAATAACCTTCTATATACTCCCTATAATTATTATGTACAAATTTAGAGAACTTACTGGCAAAAAAGTCTATCCCTGTAAAATATATTTCTTTAGGATTGCAATTTAACAGATCTAATAAAATGTAAGATCCCATTGTTGCCCCTTTGACTTCTTTATTAACAATACTTATAACTTCTTTAATATGTCTAACAGAAAGATGTTTACTAAATATCTTATAATCTGAAGGTGAATAACCTTTCATACATAACCATTTAATTCCCCTCTCCTTCATTGTTTCAATAGGGAAAGGACTCATCTCTCTATAATATTGTCTATTAGTATATAGTACATCACACCTAGTACCATAATCTTTTTTATAATCTTCTGAACTAAACCTCCAAGAATGATTAGACCTTATAACAATATCATAAGAGTCTATTTTATTACCCAAACTTTTTCCTTTTAAATTTGGACAAGCCCCAATAAAAACAACTCTCTTATTAGATATGTATCTATTATAATTCATAATGTAAAAATTTTTCAAACTCCTGTTTATCAATATTTAATCTTTGAATTGTTACAGATTCATGATGAGTAAGCCCAGAAAAATTATTGTGTATATAAAAATATAATTTATCCCCTTTCTCAATATAACCGTTTACCATGTGTTTTGTGTTCTTTGGTTTTTCTCCTCTAAAAAAAGCTGTTTTATCTTTATAAAGGTCTTTTACAAAAGTCCAATATACCCCGTCTATACTTACCATGAAACGAATAGTACAAACATTGTTTATATTAAAGTAAGGTATAAATCCAATATACATTTCTTTATACTTCATAAAACAAGGAGTATAATAATTATCCTCTTTATTATAAACATCTAATTTAATCAAATTAAATCTGGACCATTTAATTAGATCTTTTGACTTTGAATATTGGATAAACCTTTTACCTTTTGAAACATTAGCCCTTAAATAAATAATATACTCATCTAGCTCTGGTTCATATATACAATTTATATGTCCATCAAATTCTGAACTTTTTCCAAATAAGTTTATTGCATTTAAGAAACCTTCATTGAAAATAGTAATAATAGGAAGCTCTGATAATTGTTTCCAATTTTTTCCATCATCACTCTTAAATAAATATAGACCCCTTGTATTTTTCAAAGGAATTTTATCTGACAATAGACGCTTATGTTCTATTAAATTAAAAACTTCATTCTTGCTGCTCTTTTTAAATTTTTCTTCATAAGTTTTTACAAAACTTTCATAGTCTCTTATCTCATGAAATTTTTGATCAAACTTCCAATTATCAACTCCCCCTATTCCATACAGTTGGTTATCTTTACCATAGAAAGGACAAAAATTATGTGATGATCCGGTGTTCTTAAAAATCCTTTCTGGGGAAGTACTGAAATTTATACCGTCCCTACTATTTAATACAATAGTTTGATAAATCTCTTTCCATTGGTTACTATATAAGTAATATTTTTTATTTACATTTATAATAGAATAATATATAGCTTCTCGCATATTAGAAGTATAAACAATGTTTTCTTCTACAAAATTCATATTCTTTTTATCCAAGAAGTATCTTTAAAAATTTGGTCTGGTTTTCCGAACATTGAATCAATCACCCCTTTAACTTCAGGGGCGTTTTTATTATTATAGTCATGTCCTCCTAACCAAAAACCCCCTTTAACTTTAGGCAACCAGTTTTTTATATCTTCAGTAAGAAATTCTTTCATATGGTTCCCATCCAAATAAATAAAATGAAACTGGTTATCGGTATATAATTTAGATGCTTCTGAACTTGACATCTTTAATAAATGAACATTACCAAAAGGTTCTAGAATAGTTTCTCTAAATTGTTTTTCAATCACAGACATAGGATGAGTAAAAGATGAAGCATCATTATCATCATAACCATTAACAAAAGGATCAACGGAAGTAACTTCTTTAAAATAACCCCTAAAGATTTTAGTAGAATCTCCCACATAACATCCTACCTCTAGCATAATTTGTTCTTTAGTAGATATTTCAGAGTTAAGGTTTATATAATTTATTAGATCAATTAAACCCAACTTTGCAAATTTAGCGTTTCTAATTGAAATTAAATTATTCATAATGATACTCCCACCATTTTTGTTCTACCGATGAATATTGCTTTTCTGCTTCTCTTATTTTTTCATCCCAAGGTTTTTCCCCTACGAAATGGATAATATGGGCATTTAAAAAAACTTGCCTATAGTTTTTAGAAAATAACATTCTTTTTTCTACGTTATATGTTTTATCCAAAAAAGTTATTTTATTTTTAAAGAACATATTTATAGTTGCTTGATCTGGCATCTTATGTCCAGACATAGCAATCTTTAAAACACCTGTATAAGTTTCTGGGTTTAAATATTGTTTATTAATTACAAAAATACCTGAGTTAATATCTTTTCTTAAAATGTCCCTTGATGCATCATAGGCCCTCACCGCTGCAAAGGGTTCCGAGGTTTCAAAAAGTTTTTTAATACTCTTTAAAATTATTACATCAGAATCAATGAAAATCAATCTATCAAAACCCTCCAATCTAAATATATCTAATTTATAATAAGTGTCTCTTAATCTTCTTGAAGTTATACTAAAATTAACATTGTTATAGTAACTTTTTTTAACAGGTTCAAAGTATATATTATTATACATTTTAAATAAATCTTTTTTAGTTTCCTTTTTTAGATTTTCATCTAGAATAACAATGGGTAGATTAAACCATGTATTATTAATCAATAAAGAGTTTAACATAGTTTTAAATCCTATTACGAATAATTCATTTAATAATGTAACCATACCTATATTTTTATTTTTCATAGGATATACTCCTTTTAAAAGTTAAAAAATCTTCCTTAGTGTCTACGTCTATTTTTTCTTTAATAGGAAAAAATTTCGTTTCTTTATTATATAAATTATTATTTAAATTATATATTTCCTTTTTATAGCTCATAAATATATAATGACATATTCTGAACATTTTAGGATAATCCTGTCTTCTGTATAAATCATGTTCAACAAGTTGTTCCCCTGTCCCGTTATCCTTTTCTAATAACCATAGGAAAGGGTGATTATTTTTACCAATGTCCACTTTACATAGTAAAGATTTTAATTTGAAAGCTTGAAAAAAACTATAAGCTTTTTCTATATCTGACCATTTTCTTTCGGGGTAGGTCAAATACAGTACTGTTATAATATCTTCATCAAAGAAGGTATTCCTATAATTTTTTAATACATCTTCTAAAACTTCTTTCATTGAAGTATGGTCTCTACAAAAAATAGTTGGCCTCCTATAAGAATTAAACCCATAATACTCACTTTTTTTTAAGACCTCTTCATCATCGGTTGTAACTATAGTTTTTCTTTTTAATGATACAGGTATAGTCTCAGCGGTAAAATCAAATAAATATCTATTCTTATTAGGAAAACCTTTACTATTTTTTCTAGCCGGTATAATTATCCAATTCATTCTTTTATTGCCTGTCCTATAGTTTTAAATTCAAAAAAAGGAATTTTACTACTTTGACTCAAATTAAATATTCTATCTTTAAACGGTATATATACTTTAAAAGCCCTTATATGATTTCTTATCCTTTCTTTTACATAACCACCCTCATTTTTATAGGAAAATTTTTCATTATTATAAAAATGTTTTATTTTAAATTGATCATTTAAATCATAACCTAATAAATATATTTCAGATGATCCCATAATTAAAGCTAAACTTAAAGCAGCCATCCCAGAGAGTCTTGATCCATATAAACCTTTTGTAAAATTCATTTCTACCCGGTCCTTATTAACATAAAAAGGTATAGCTTTCTTATTCTCTTTTTGATACTCAGTTCTAAAAGAACAAAAGATTAAACCAGTAAATGTTTTTAAAAATTTCCTTGCTTCATTATTATTTTTATCTAAGAAACTTCCATCTAAAAATAAACAGGATTTTGCATTCTTATAATATATAACTGAATGATTAATAGCTATTGTATAAAATGGGTCTAAAATAGAAAAGTCAAAATCTTTTAAACTATATCCTCCTCCTATCAAAAAACATTTTTTTCCCAATAACATACCGTCTACATATTTCCTATTGTCAAAAGATCCATCAAATTTTATGAATAACTTTTGTGTTTCTTCATCGGGTATAAAATCACCTGTCTCTATTAAATTCTTTGCTTGATTTAGGGGTACAATTAGCCATTCCTTTTGTTTCACTTGTTTGATTCTATCAGGAAAGACCACTTGTTTAGTTAAATCTTTCCCTCTGTATTGTACATTTCCTACGATCATTGATTTACAATATCTCTATAAAACTCAATTGTTATTTCACCCCTTGCGATGAATAAATTATTATCTTTTAAAGTGTCTTTGGGAATAGATGACCCGGGTAAAATTCCATCTACAGTGTAATTTAATGTTTTATCAAATTTAATGGCCTCCTGGATATCTCTTGAAAAATCCAATAGACCAATATGATTATCGTCTCCCAATAGAGCTATATTAATTTTTAAAGACCTTGTAGCAAATTGTATAGATACAGGGAAAATATGTCTTTCAAACTCATTTTCTGACATTTCTTCTAGGGGCTCAATTCTTTCATCTCCAGGCATTAGATTAAAAAATGGATACAAATTTCTCCCCATTAATTCGTAAGGGTCTTCAGCTATATAATTTGATTTTTTAGCGTATTCTAAAGTCGGGTAATTATTTAATTGATTTGATAATGACAATAAAATAGTTTTCATTTATAACCCTCCTCTAAAACATTCCTAAACCATTTATAAGTAAAACTAGCATGAATTTTTCCATCCTTGAATTTCTTTGCATCTAATTTAAGAAAATTATTGACACGTAATGCAGTATATTTATATATAGGTCTTGCTTTTTGATTAATATTCCTTCCTATAGCATCAGTTCCCATAAAACCATAATTAAATCTCCAAACATAATCATTTACTTTTCCAATACCTGTATTTAATTCCCACCTAAGACTTAATGGCTTATATTCTTTTTTAGCTGATACCCCAGCAGCATCCCGTAAATCTCCATTTAAAAACCCTATACCAGAAACCCCCTTTGTATGTATTTTCCATATTAAATAATCTACTCTTAATCTTGGCCATAATTTATGTCCATCTGCCGTTTTATGAAATTCATAATTCACAAACTCTTCAATTTTTGGTGTAACCGCTTTCCATAAAGGGGTTGCATCCCCTGATCTTTTCCTTATCTTATTTAACCATGCAATTACAGCTTCTTTATTTTTAATATCTAATTTAAAATTTTCTATCATTAGTTTTTCACTGTATCATCTACATATGTATTTCCAAAACTTTGTTCCCCTTCTGGTAATAAACCGTCAATTCCTTTCCTAACATAAAACTTTTTATTTCTTCCTTTATCTATTGATGGATAATCTTTAGGGGCATAATTACCGTCCGTAGACACTAGTTCAATATCTCCTGATAATAATTTTTTTAATAAATTATTATACTGTTTTTGAAAATACTGTACATCATCTAATTCATCTACTTTCCTACTGGCTCCATAGTACTTTACTAAAATAAGTTCTGTAGATTTATAAATGGCCATTAAATTAATGACCTTAGATGAACCCCCTATGTTATCTAATTCTTGACCAGATATTATAGAAGATAAATCAACTTGTATAATACTCTCAGCCATTTCTATTCTCTCTGTTATAACATCCTCAATAACTTCTAAGGGATCTTTAAGTTTCTCATCTACATTTCTTACTTGATCATTTGTACAATAAGCCATATGTACCCCCGTTATTAAAAAAAGAAGGGGGAGGAAAGGAGTAACCTTCCCCCTTTAATACCTATTTTATGCAATAACATTTTTTAAGAGATACCAACATTCCATTTTAGCTTGTAGAATATCGTAATCCCAAGATGTTAAAATCTTAGTCCCCTCTGGGTCCGTTTCTCTACCTGTTTGAACTTTTAAAGTATCATATTCCATTGTTAAAATTCCAAACATATCATCTATACCAGGAGAAGGGGGTACATATCCAATTAATGCATCTTTACCCCATGTAGAAGAAACTGATTTTGTTTCCCCTTTGTTAAAAGTTCCTACACGTCCATTAG